GATCTATGCAGGGAGGGGGTGCAATTTTAGCGACCCTCCCCCTATGTCATCAGATCCTCTTACGCCGACACAGCGTTCTTTCTTTGAACTCTTTTATAAATGTTTAAGAAATCATTATCAATAAGCACTTCGACTGCTCTGTTATACTCATCGTCGATCTCTTTATCAGACATATCATCTGTAATGTTAGCAATTCTTGCTATTTTTCCACATGTGTTATAACCATGCTGACAATCAAACAAATACCAAAGCGAAAACTGTTCAAAAGGATCATAAGGATTGTCAAACGTGGTCAAACGATAATCTTCATTTGTCATTCAATTTCTCCTTTCAAATACTTTGATACCGTTGACTTGGATATTCCAAGTTTATCTGCAATCTGAGCAATAGTATAAGAAGCAGACATTGCTTTAATTCTACTGACTTTTGCTGGTGTAAGAACAGATGTTTCTTTCGGCATTGCTTTCTGTCTTAAAGAAGCTGGATCAGAATTATTTAATATTCTTTCCAACATTGATTCACTGATTGCTCCTTTTTGAATTGCTTCCCATTCTTTATCAGTAATCACAATGTTTCGCTCTCTTCTTGAAACAGAACCGACTTCTGTTCTCGCTTTAGTAAGTGCCTGCTGACTAGCCTTTTTGAGTTCCTTTTTCTCTATTTTCTCGCCAGCTTCTTTAGCTTTGAGCTGCTTTGCCTGTATAGTAGCATTAGCCATTCGCTGTGCTGCTCTTTCTTTAGGAGTGTTTGATTCAGCATTTTTAAGTTTAGCAAATAATGAATCAAATTCTTCTTGATACTCACGTTTGGCTTCTTTAGAATAAGCAACCTTACCAGCCCTACTTAACTCTACACGGGCCTGATTAGCCAAGTGTTTCATGGCATTTGCATAATCGGCATATACCAGTTCCATTGGATGGCGATGTGGTGATACCAGTGTATAGGCATCATCCGTCTCATCCATATTTGTAGACATCTGAGTCCTCTTCTTCACTACCTCAGTGACTTCGCCGGTCTTCTTATTAACCTTCTTAACCGTATATGTATCATCATCTGCTTTAGTCCAGATGAGAGCACCTTCTGGGCGAGTTGGATCATACCAGGGTTTACCCTTCAGGTTGGGCTTAGGACTGCCCTGTCTCTTATCAACAGTCTTCTCTCCCTTAGATCTCGATAATATGGTCGATGCACCACCATAATGTACATTACCATCATCATCTATATGAACCTGATACTTACGCTTGAGGGCTGCTATATTATTCTCGGCTTCACTTGCTTTGTAATCGAGATGATGTTTCTCGGCATCTATGACAACCATACTATGACGTACAGCTCTAGCCATCTCTTTATCATCAGCACCAGCTATAGTCATATCTGTGATGAGATTTGAAATCTTACCCATCTCAAGATTTGTTTTTGTCATAAGACGGTATTCAGCACCATCTCTACTCCAATGCTCTTTACCATCACTTCCTGTAGATTTCTCGCCACCGTATGATACTTTAGGATCAAAGCCAACAAGTCCATCTAGTAAATCACGACTGGCAATTTTAACTTTACCAGCACGATCATGTGTTGGAATACACATAACGGTATCGCCGTCGTAATCAGCTCCGGATAGACGCTCAGCAACTTTATGATTAATACCAACAGCATCTATAGATGTCTTACCGATCATTCGGATTCCATCTTTATTCTTATTATTGACTGTAAGAATCGGAATCTCAAAAGTCCCACCATGTGGATAACGAACCAATGCAAGCTTAGTACCATCTTTATAACCAGGAGCGTATATTTCATGCTCACTCAAGGAATTTACAGGTAAGATTACATGATACTTCTGACCTGGAAGTGCAGCTGCTTTCAAATCCTTGGCTGCAGAATCACAACTGCTTGCAAACTTATCAAGATAATATTTCTTAACAGTCGGATTAGTAAGTGCCATGATGGATTGAAATTCCAATTCTCTATCAGCTCTGGCAATACCAAGCTGCTTCTGTGCCATAGCTATGGATTGCTTAGATAAGAACTGTGACGGTAAAGCGTCTTTCCATTCTGTCCAATCACCCTCATCTGATCTTTTATTTATAAGACCGAGCTTTTTATTCGGATTATTGGATGCACCAGAAACGCGTTCTCCTGTTTTACTGTCATACCAATACTGTCCACCCTGATCCGCGTCTTTTATTAATGAGCCAAACGGGTTGTCCGGATCGGATTTAACATCTTTAAGAACATCGAGTTTGCTAACTTTTTTTGATTTATTGGTGTTGAATATGACATCTACTCCTGGTGGAAAGTCTTTATCTTCGCCATATACAGCCATACCTTTGATATATTTCTTCCCATCAACCATGATACGAACCTGAGAATAGTTTGATTCACCAAGGGAAAGATCCGGAACACCTCTTCGAAGTTCCACAACTCCATCTTTCTCTATTCCACCATCCTCGGCGTATCTGATTTGTAATCGCTTTGAATCAAGGCTTTCCGGATAATGGAATTTAGGTTCGAAAGTATCGCCGTCATCTCTGGATATATAGTCATTCACTGTTTTGACCTTATCGTATTCATAAATGGCGTTATGTGGAGTTCCAGGTTTACACAAAACTCTCTGTGTGGTCATCTGACCACGATTTGTCACCTGTGGGAATCTGCCGCCATATACTTCATAACCATCTTCAGCCTGCAGAATAAACAACGCCTGATCCATCTTCTCTTTAGTTATTCTCAGTTCATAATTAACTCCTGCTCCAACATCAATCATACCTTTTTCGTCAACCTGTTTTTTCAGGAAGTCGGCTGCAGCTCTAGCCTGTTTCATTCTTGATTCAGAATGTGGATTGAGAAGCGATCTCACAGATGACTCGTTAATTCCCATTTTTCGACCAATTTCGGAAATATTCATACCTTCTTTAGTCGCAAGACGCTTAGCTGTCGCAACATCATCGGCCCGTCGTGCATCTTTAGCAATTGCATAAACGGTTCGGAAATCGGTTGAATTATAACCAAGTGATTTCGCAATAGCGTTATCTCCTGTATATTTCTTGCCAGTCTCTGGATCAGTATATGTAAAACCGGATTTTCGCATCTCTTCGACACGACCGAGGAAATCTCTACTGCTCTGATAAGGCTGATCCCCAGATCCCCAGGGATATCTTCCAGAACGACGAGGCATACCATAATGAGAAAGGAATTCTTCATCAGTCATTTCACCACATCCTAAATAAGAATCTATCTCTTCAATTATCGAACCCATCGGTTTATACCTCCTTAGCCATTTCAATCAACAGTGTGTCTAAATGCACGATTTTATCCATAATTGGAACAATATCTGAAGCAGTCGGATTGAATACTACAACTTCGTCGTTCTGATAAAGTCGTAATTCAATATCTATGTCTCCAGGACGAATGCCGTATTCGAGACAGAATAACGCCGCATACACCTCAAGCTGCTCCATATGTACAGGACCTTTACCGGTTTTCAAATCGTGAATTCTCAGGACGTTGTTTCTAAAAGAAATAGCATCTGCAGTGCCAAAGAATCGTTCTGAGTAAAACAGCACAACTTCTGTATTCATCCGATATCCGATTGCATCATTCACATAGGAATACAGAGTCTTCTTCGATCGAGGCTGTTTAATACCAAGATCAATTGTCTCTTTAGCCCACGCATGAAGCCTGGTTCCCATTTCAGCAGCCTTCTTATTTCGATACACTTCAACAGCTTTATCATCTGTATATCGAAGCCATACACTTGAACTCGCACTAAACGGTGCATGAAGTCCTTCGAATTTCATATGTTTGTTAAAATTCATAGCTCTTTCTCCTTAACCATTGAATTTGTTTTCCAACTCTCTCAAAATCTCTTCCCTGTTCTCCGGGAATATAAATCTTGAGAATGACATCTCGTTCATTTTGTTCACGTAGTATTCCTGATTGGGTCGCTTCGGTGCATCAGCACTTCGTTTGTTTTCCAAAGTAGCCCACATATCTTTATAAAGAATTAGTAAATCAGGAATTCCCTGTATATCACCGGAATCCAATTTAGTTACAATGCATCCCGGAAATCTCTTCTTAATCTCCTTTTTAAGATCAGCCTGGAATTTACTTTCTCTCACAGCGAGCTCCTTTCTTTTATAGATGGACCTTCTGGGGCTCGAACCCAGGACGCTCCGGTTATGAGCCGGAATCTCTAACCATCTGAGATAAAGGTCCAGATAAAAACAAAAAGATAACCTGAATGGATTCTTGATCCAGACAAGCTATCTTCTCTCTATAAAAGTCCATGATATTCTCGCGTGGGTTGTTTTTTTCCCATTAGGTGTTATTTAGCAAAAAGTAAAGTGATACCCTCTATGTGACCGCCTATGATTAAGACCATGTAGACAATCATAAATTTTACTAGCACTTCCACCGATTGCTTTAGCACATTCGGTTAGCGATTCAAACGTTTCTCCTGTCTCCAACACCATAACACGAATTCCTGGTCTACCTCTATGTTCCAGCTTCGTTGTGTCTACCGTAGCATACAAACCATCAGTTCTAACAATATGATATCCCCGACAGGTGCAATACCCTGTTTCTCCTCTTACAACTTTTGCAAGCCATGTTGGGTTAACCCCAAGATGTTCCGCACAGGATTGCATCGAACTAAATACTTCCCCTGTTTCAACAATTTTAACTTCTACTCCATCTCGTTTGTTATAAAGTCTCCCCATAATATAAATCTCCTTTCTATCATAAAATACAATTACTCGATAAATTCATAGAACGGTAACAGATCATACGGATCACATCCGAGAGCAACACATATGTTAATGAACTTTTTTATAGTAGGCATTCTCTGTTTGCTTATATACCGACTCACTGTAGCTCTATCGACTCCGATCTTCATAGCGAGCTGATTCTGACTTATCCCTTTTTCGTCAAGCAATGACTCAAGATTACTTCCGAAAATCTCCATCAATTCAATTTCACTCATATCAAAAAATCTCCTCTTCATAGACTTGCCATAGAGGCAACGTGCCATTAATTGCTTATAATATTATTATTTTTCTTTATAATGGTAAGGACGTTACCTCTCTGGTACATTGTGATTTTAGTGAATTTTGTCCGAAATATAGCCAAAATAGCCTTAAAATAGCCCTTTTTGACCATTTTGAGGCGAATTTCTGTGACACAATAATTCGGACTTCGAATTTCTGTGACACAATAATTCAGTACAAATCATCGTCTTCATCGTCAATTTCTGTGTCACAATAATTCCAAGGTTCATAATTTTGATTTTCTGTGACACAATAAATACCGCCATTTTTCGACAAATAATCGAGTGCTTTAACTCCTAACCGCAATGCTTCAGACGTGGTTAATGATTCTCTTTCGCACATTCTTTTGAGGATAAATGCTTCTTCATCCGACATTCGTGTCTTCTTAATATTTCCTCTACTATTAACTTCCTTCGGTCTTCCTCTCTTCTTACCCATAAATATCACCTCCCGGACCCGAACTAAACCAAAAGAAAGAGGGCTAGTTATTTTAGCCCCCTGACTCTGAAATATAAATTTTATCGTTCTGGGTTCGGTCCCAGCAGAACAAAGTGAGTGAATTTGTCATCTCCGCATTTATTCTTGAGCATCTTATCACCGAGCTTACCGAGTTCAGCCGCAGTGAAACCTGGTTCAATTACCGTATAGGTTACTGCGTTTTTACCGTTATCATACTTATTCGCTGCATCCTTGAGTAGATATGTCAACGGACATGGCTCGAGTATGAGTTTGTCTTTCAACTCTTTACAACGGATATTGTACCCTACTCCGATAAGTGAGTAACCAATCATCGCTACACCGACACTACATATAGTTCCTCCGACAATCTCAAGCTTATGCTCGCTCCAGAATTTCTTTACGTCGTCTTTTGTCACTTTCTTCATTTTAAACTTCCTCCTTAAAATATAAAAATTTATCTTTCCATAATAGAAGATGTGATTTACGCGAGGTGGGTATTGTTAGATCATAGATGCAATCGCAAATAAACCTGCAGCAATCAACCATTTACCATCATCACTGATCAGCCCGCCTATGAATAATAAAATAGAAATAATTCCACAAAACACCACAAATCACCTCCACACTTTCCCAGTCTTTTTATCTCTAACCACGATACGGTCTTCTATGTGGAAACCGGATAATTCGCAAATAGTGAATATTACATCAAGTAAGTCACGAAATCTGGCAGTATCTTCTTCTGATACTTTCTCTACATTTTTAATTGCTCTATAAGCGGTAGGGTCAGGACACCCCGACCCGTTCCTCTTTAAATCATCTTTCATTTATTCGTACAACCTCTTATCTTTCTAGCTTCTCGCAATCCAAGCATTACAGTGCCATCCTCACTACACCACTGAACCTTATTCGACAGTACATCGCAGGGTTCGACTATATTAACATCTTGATTTGTTTCTTCGACCATTTTATAGAAATTCTCATCTTCAACAGATCCGTCATCTTTACAGATCATAACTTCGTGAATAGAAGATGGTAGCACGATATAATCGCCTCCAACGAATTCTCCAATCTTCGCTCGTATCGTTTCATTCAATATAAGCCCAGCACCGAGCACTCTGCTTTCATTAGTCAATGCCACAGTGATAAACTCCATTTTACAAATAGGATCATTTTCTTTTAAAGGAGTTCCTAAGAATGGGTTAATTATAGATACAAGTATCGGCTCGTGCTTCCAGACAGCACTGAATGCGTCGTTTTTAAGTTGATTTACACTTATACCCCAATTGGTAAGCATGTCTTCGTTTATAATTTTCAATACCAACGCATGGTCGTCATTCTCACATAATGGGATTCTATAGTACACACTAAAATCTCCATGATTGGTAACAACTCTGTCATTGTATTCTGGATGTAACTCTGGATCAAATATGCAAATCTGTAAATAATCTTTAATATTTTCATAATTATCTAAAACTGTACGCATAAACATATCCTCCTATTCTTCGACAGAAATCCCTTCGAGCCTTATCCCAGCAATATCCCATAGTTCCTTATTCAGCTTTGAAATATCCAACTTACCATCCTGCCACTGATCATAATATTCCAAAACCTTATCCACGAATCCTGGAATCCGCTGTCTGTAACTTTTCTTCCAATAATCATCAATGAGTACCTTCATCGGTAATCCAAGCAATAATGCTAATGTAGTGTTAACTGTCTGCTCATATATCTCCTGTTTACTCTGCTCCAACTTTGCCCCGATCTTCTCTTGAATCAGAGCATCTAATTGAGCCTGAGTGAAGTTATATGTAGCTGTCTGAGCTTTCTCCTGCTCTCTTTTACTTCTCCTCATTTCTGCTCTTGTCATTTCCATACTCCTTCCGCATATGTATACTTTCAACACACATACAAATACGGTCGATTATTCCGTATGCAGCCATATACATAACAAGCACCTGCAGTACAAACATAATCATTTCATTAACCATCGTTCTCATCCTCCTTATGAAATTTTGCAAACATAGCTTTATCAACATCTTCATCCGTTAATAATGGTGTAATAGTATAGCCGTCAATATCATCGAATCTAACCACCATACCTTTCACGCCATTCTGTTTAGCATCCATAGCTATGAGATTCATACAAGTACGGAATGTCTGCTTGTCGATACTTATACCAATTTTCACTTTCATTTCAAAGTCCGTGTTAGCCATAATATATACCTCCAATCATTTAATTAACTTTTTATCAATGATCTGGAAATTGGCTCTATGAATATATAAAGCTTTTCCATCAATCATCAATTTCGTCATTTTAGGCAGGTCTTTCGGTATCTTCCAATAGACCTCATCACCTGAATATGCCGTAATAGGCTGTCCAAGTTGAGATTTAATGACCACCACTCTGGATTTACCGAAATAATTTTTATACTGATTCAAGATACCAGCAATATATGTATTCTCGGAAAGTCGCCCAGTTGACTGACTGTAAATATCTTCCTGAGTGAAATCAGCATCAGGTGTCAATCCGTCCTGTTCAAATATACAAGTGTCACCACAGCTCTGAATCTCTTTACCATCAATATTGATTGTAATTACTGAAGATAAATCGTATCCCGTGATAATAGATCCATCACTGTCATAGGAAGTTTCTTTTACTTTATTGCCAGAAATGTTGATCTTATCCCCAACAGTCGTCATTACTCGATTACCGTAATTATCATAGGTTCGGATCGTGTATCCATTTCCAACCAGATTTCCTTTGAATTCGTTAATAGCATCATCGAATGCAGCACATCCAGTCATGCTGGTGATAATACTGATACATAAAAGTACGCATAAAAACTTTCTTATTAATTTCTTATTCATAAATATCTAAATCCTTTCTTCAAATTCGCGAATCGTGTTCTTTATTTGCTCATATACAAATTCCGTGAGATTCTCTTCTTTTTCAAGTTCCATTAACGGTATAACGGTGGAATATTCGCCCTCTGAATCTTTATCTAAGCCACGGTACATATCTCCTCGAACTGTTATGATTAAATGTTGATGGGTTTTATCTCTTTTATCTATCTGTAATGAAACATCATAAGCATAGGAGTATTTAGATATTTCAATAAATTCTTTAATAAAATCCATAAAAATCTCCTTTCTAAAAATAAAAGAGAAAAGACCCAGATTTTACTCTGAGTCTTTAAACCTAATATGTTAATGTAACATCATGTTCAAATTCGTTATTCAAACAATATAGCAACTTTTCTGCCTCGTGCTCGTTACATAGAACTTCGACATAATATTTACATAATCTATGTCCCATGAAATCCTCCGTTTCAAGAAATCTTGTTTTTGCAGGACATAAGCATAAATCATTTAATAATTTATCCAAATCGTTCGAGTATTGAAGCTCGATTCCTATAGTCATTCTTTTCATGATTGTAACCATAACATTTCATCTCCTTTCATTATAGGATATGTAATTTTAACGAATATGAAAGACCCAGATTTTACTCTGAGTCCTCTCTTACTAGAATCCATTCTTTATTGATTCCAAATTGTATTTTACTGCCATTTTACGCTTATATCACATTTCTTTTCTTAATCTTTCGTTTAAATAAAGTGCTTCGTTAGCTTCTTTCAACATTTTTTCATTACATGTTAATTCAGCCGTTACCTTACACGCTTTTAAAAATTTGTCCATTTTGTTGAGTTTTTTGTAAGCTTTAAAACGTTCAAACATATAAAATACCTCCTTTGAATATAAGTAATTTTCTCATTATAGAAGTTGTTTTTAGCGTGAGTTCTTCGATACATCTTCAATTTCCTTTTCAGATAATATGTTAGGAAGCCCGACCTGATTGATGGGTTCTACAATTTTAGGATCGATCACTCCAGCACCAGCTCTTAATCCTCTTGTCATAGCCTGACCATTTTCGATAACAGTTTGATTGTCCTCATCAATATCGTATGGTTCAAAATACTTTTTAAATTCAGACAGTTCCTCCTCCAAATCATTAATTCGATCTTCAATTACCCCAACATATTCTCTTATTGTTTCACCGTCTCTATCAGTCAAATATTCCACCGCTGTGGACCCTACCATCCATGATAAATCATACAGTTTCCTAAGAGCTTCTTCTACGGATATTTTATTGTCATTCATTGACCTGCTCCTCCTTTCCAGTAATCAACTCAGAATATAGAAGCGTCTCAATCCATTCACAAACCTCTCGCCACTCATCCAGCTTGTGATTCTTCCGCTGTCTGTAAATGTTTGCCAGTACCTCATAATTCAGCATAATGTTACGAGTCTGGTTATAGCTGCTCGGAAGAAGCTGAATAAGCTGCCACCAAACTTGTTTGTTTTTAGCTTCATAATGCTCGCCCTTATACTCTCCTCCTTCCAAATACAAAGTTCTAGCTGTATTTAAAATATCAATTATTTCCCATAAAGTACTTGTTCCAATACGATTAAGATGCTCGCAACTAAAATCCTCCAGCGTAAACTCTTTCTCAGCAATTTTATGCATTGTACTGCAAGAGTTTGCAACTGTCCCGATCTTATATGTATCGAATTCTTTCCACCAATATAAAGGAGCAGTAATTCTCACATACACCGGCATCATTCTCATATACTTACGATGCTCTGTACCGGCATTGGAAAGACGCTGCATGAGCGAGTGGTCGTTAGATCCAAGTTTTTCATCCTTTCTAAAAAACGAATCTTTATCACATAAGTTTCTTTGGTCGTCATAACAATTCACACATGATTCATCAGTAAAACATGTATCACTCTTCTCCCACGAGTTCATCGGATTTCTCATACCTTCAATAATAAACTCCATCTGCTCTGGACTCGCCAGAACTACATTTTCTAATTTAATCATTCGCAATAACCTCCTAATGTAATATCTACCGCCATATTAGATTCGATCTCAGTAATCTCTACTTCGATATCCGAGATATCATCTACATACGACCAATCATCATCTTTCTCTTTCTCATAAAGCTGTTCGATAACAACTTTCTTTGCAGCTTCGGCTTTATCTTTGTCAGTGTAAATGCCGAAAGTATGCTCCTCATATCCATATCCACCATAATAGGCATTACCATGAATTAAATATAAGATCATCTTCTCAATTTCCTCCAAAATCTACCAACGTGATACGTTATAAAAGTCACTGGTGCGATCAAGATTGACACTATTACATAAATAACACCAATGTCATCTTTTGTTGTGCGGATCAAATGCCCCAAAGTTAAACCAAGACCAATTAGAAAATAGAGTCTTAAAATAATTGACAATATATGAATCATCTATCAACCTCCAACACAATCCTCTGTTTGCAGCACGGACAAGTAATGTATTCATATCTTCTATTGTATAACTCTCCATTACCGTATCGTTTCTCGTTTCCTGTCTCAACATCTTCAGACGCATCATAACTTAAAAGTGAACCACATTCTGGACACTCCGCTTTCTTCTTAGTTCCTTGTTTTAAAATTTTAATAGCCATGTCCCTATCACTCCTTTCTAATCACAAGATATTGCTGACATAAAGCACAAGACAGCAGCAATAATGTTTACAAGAATCACATCTATCGCATTATTGCTTCCAACAATGTTTAACATGCAGAAAATTAAATTCAAAACTGCCAAACCAAAGTAAAAATACTTCATATAACCAAATCTCCTCTCTAATATTCATCTGGAAACAGGACCGTGGTGACACTTCTGTCCCATTCTGTGATAATCCAGATTACATGATCGTTCATTTTGTATACAGCAAATATACGCTCATCTCCACTCTCAACCGCAGCGTCATTAGCTTTAGAATCTTCCTCGCAAGTATCACCCCAATCGCACTGAAGGTATTTTGCATATAAAGAAGAAAGTACGAAACAATAGAACTCTCCGTTTTCTTTCATTTTACTGTCGACACCTCTGGTACAAACAATCTGACCGGTTTTAAATTTAGCTTCTCTCATAGGTACTACCTCCCTGTTGATCAACTGCGTGGCAATAATTACATAAACCGTTGATTCGAACCATTCTTCCAATTCCTCATCATACTCCACTGTACCTACCGGAGTGATTGAATGAATTTTCCAACCGTTCTGTTGAATATCCATTATTCGCTGACATAAAGCCTTACCCAAATCGCCTACCAAATGTTTATGAGTAGTCCGGACTTCAAACACTCGTCCCATCCCTATTGAATACTCCTTTCAAATATTTCTCCACACATTCGCATACACTACTTTTTTTACAGAATATGTGAATATCTGTATCTACCATCTGAGCTTCCATACCCGAATACATTTTATTTATCTCTACATCTGCTTTGAATTCTGAACAATTCTGGCATTTTTCATCCACATGTAAAAACGTATTAATCATATCGGATATCATCCTTTCTTCTTAACAAACTCCACAAGGTAATCATCTTCTATTGAATGTTCAACCTGCATGATGGTTACGTCTTTATCTTCATTGTCTCTGTTTTGCGGACAATTAAGATAATTGCGGCTCCAAACGGCAATAATACTGTCATTTCTTATCTGCTTCATTTTTATTTGCCTTTCTATTTATTACATATACTTTGTGTTTCATATGCCATCGCATACTATCAGTGATTCGGACCTTATCTACATCTACCAATTTCCCAGTGAATCCAACTGGGGTAAGACGCGATAATACTATTGTCCTCATACCATCACCCTTTCTTTTTCGGAATGTAGTTGACTGGCTTTACAGTATTTTCATTCATCGGGTAATCCAAACACTCATTACACGGATCTTTAATATCTTCGATATCTTCATATTTACATTTCGGACAATATGTCGCAAAATCAACTTCTTTGAATGGGTATTCCATGTCTAAAACCCTCCTGTCACTAATGCTATGCCTAAACCGAGCAATAATATAAACCCTTCAATACAAGAAGCCAACATTAAGCATTCTTTTATATCGAGATCCGACAGCCCCAATAAGAATGTAAACCCATAATTAATCACGGTAATTATGAGAATGTAGCCAATAAATGTTTCCATATCATTTCACCTCTCGTTTCAAATTAGTATCTTCCTTCGGTCCCAAACAGGTACTTAAAGCCATTAAATCAACAATCTTTTCGAGATTGCGATTTATTTTCTCAGTATTATTTGCCATTTTCTGCAACGCAATAAGAATGTTCTTTTCATAAGTATCATGGTTTGCCATTTTACATCTCTCCTTTCAAAACAACCTGTCCAATATCAAGACTTTTTTGCACATCAATTACTCTTTGATTAGTGCTTCCAGCCCAATGGTAGTTAATATCAGCTAAACAATCATCAAATCGACCGTCTACTAAAATATCAATCCATTTCATACCCTGTAAGGAACAAATCTCTTCCCACAAATATCCGGTATATAACCAAACTGTTTTATTCGGGATATATTTTTTGATATATTTAGCCAGATGAAATATAGTTTCTCTATTCTCAGGATATAAAGGATCACCTCCAGAAAATGTTATTCCGCTGATATATGCTTTCTGGAGCTTATTAAAGAGTTCGAGTTCCGCCTCAAAATCAAAAGGTATTCCACCTTTAGCGTCCCAAGTTATAGGATTTTGACAATTTTTACAGTGGTGATTACAGCCAGCTACCCATAATACCGTCCGTAATCCATCACCATTCAACATGTCGTCTGTAGTTATGTTATGATAGTTCAATAAGACCACCTCCAATCGGTTTTCAACACCATCAATAAACATTTGAATCTCTCCTATTCATAAAAATAAAAGACCCGACATTTTATACCGAGCCTCTTATCTTGTTATTTGAAATATCTTTTCATTATGTAACTCTTATACCTCTTCACAATTTCATATGCAGCGTAATCAGTCGAATATCCATTCAGAATCCTCTTTGAGAAGTTATCAATAGATGTCTCGAATTTAAGATTTCCAAAACTTTCAATCTTAACAATCAATACATCATCCCTATTAACTTTCACAAATACCTTTCCAATTACTTTCTCTCTGATTTTTGCATGTAAATTTGTTTCAAATAAGTATTCATAATCACAAGTTTTATACATATTTCTTCCTCCTTTTCTCATAAGAGGAATTGCTTTTTTCGCGATTATTTTTCTCATACTATTTTTCGTCTCTTGGATAAGCTCTGTAACAAAAACTATCATCCATAAAACACACGACATTCTTCCACAGTAAACACCGGATTTCATTCCTATCGTCTGATTTTGGTTCCTGTATATAGCCTCCACAATAACAACAATCAATACAATGACATTTCGCCAAAGGTGGTTTGTTGAACCGATTAGCTATTTCACGTTTTCGCTTGTTTGCTCTTATACGATAATTAATCCATTCCTTAAATGAATAGATAATCATGAACAATATGAAGCCAAACGACGCTAAAATTACGATCATACCAAACGAAGCGAGTGCTAGTAACGTATTCTTACTTATTCCCATTTCGTAAACTTCCTTTCATTAAATTTTTTCTTTTTCTCAAGTGCTTTACTTATTGCCAGATCAATACCCGACCTGCTCTTTAGGTGGTAATAATATAAATCCTTGAACGGTGTATTAAGTCGATCTATCCGACCGCAAGCCTGTTCCATAACTTTGTAGCTGTAATTCTGTGAGAAGAATATAATCGTATCGGTCTTGATACAGTTCCATCCTTCACAACCAGCAGTGTATTGAACCAGATATATCCATCTTTTAGACTCTGGAACCGGCATATGTGCGTGTCCTGACCATTCAGCAATTTCATATCCTACATATTCGTCATCACTTAACACATGCAACAACATTTCTCTTTCGTAATCAAAATTGTAGAATATAATAGCTCTAGGAGTTTTTTCAAGAAGCTCTAACAAAGTCACAACCCTGGATTCGTCAGTGTTTACGATTCTTCGCAATACATAACACAATCCTGATGCCTGTTGGATAGGCTCGTTTTTGAATGGGTCCCATCTAGTTCGGATAGCTTCTTTATATTTCGGAATATCATACTTTACATAAATATCTTCATGATGCGGTACCGTGTGTCTCGTGAATTCAATGTCTATCAAGATTCTATTTCTCAGTCTTATCAGTCGTCCTGTATTTATATACCTCTCAACCTGCGGATACTTCGTAAATCGAGAATATACAATATGTTCTCTACAAAAATCGGTCTTGTTTTTGTAAAAACCATTTGCTATAAACACCGGAATATAATCCATCCAACAATCACCAGGTGTAGCTGATAATATGATCCAATTATTTGACTTCGCAATTTTAAGGAATGCTTTAACCCATGCTCCAGATCCACATACACGATCTTCGTCAAATATAAAGAAAGCCCCGCGAACTTCCGAATATTTTTTAATGTTATTCCAAGAATCGACAATCACAGTCTGACCAGGGTATAGCTCATTCTTTTCCAGTTTCGTTGACATCCTGTAATTGGCTAACTCAACATCCCATTCGTGAGAATCCCTTTTCATAGCAGTTGTTATGATATATAAATCCTGTGGATTCCGCATTGGAACGAATTCCTGATCCATAAAACTTCCGCCATTCTCCTTGAAATAATAATAGAGGCCGGTTCTGCTTTTACCAGTTCCGACCCCTCCATTCAATATACAGCCATTCTTCATTTTACGAACCGCATCATGCTGACAATCCATTAAAAAATCATTCATGCACATCTCTTCGGTACACATAAATATACCTGAATGACACAAGCATGATCGCTAGCTCCGGAATTTCGTATTTCTTTCGGAAATACCCATAGATACGATCAGTATATCTCAGCCAAGCACTTAACAGTCCTTTATCTTCTCTTTTGATTGTTTTGTATAGAGCTATAACATCGAATGCGCGACATAATGCTGCAGCTCCTCTGTCTCTCACATCGAGTTTGATTTTATTACTGTATTTTTTCTTCATTATTCATTATTCCTTTCAAAATGCGGACACTTGGTCCAATCGCCATCCACAGCAAACCTACAGCTTTCTGCAATGCATCTCTTTCCAGAATATTCTGGATGATTGCAGTCCGGGAAGTTTGGATATAAAATATCCCTGACCCCGAATATAGTAGCCATATCCGGACCTACAAATTCAGGCTCACCCTCCGGTGCATAATGACGAATTGATTTCGGAATATCGTCTCTGTTATCATATACATCAAAAGTATCTGCGGAACCGTCTATAACCCTGTAAATTACTTTCTTTCCATTTGTTACATATCTGATATCTAAACTCATGATTATTTCTCCTCCTCGAAAGTATACGGGATACGCCACTTCCCATGTTCTTTTATTGCTTCTGGATAGCATCCATTCTTAATATTCCGTCTCACGGTATCCTCGGACATTCCGAACTCTTCAGAGAATTCTTTAACAGAATATAAACGCGTTGTCGTCTTATCATCCAGTTTCTTCATGTTCTTCTTTAAATCCGTAGGAACCATAATCTCTGTTTTTTTCTGGAAGATATTTCTTAAATACATCATTGAACCATCCGGCATTTCCGAAGAAATATTTAGAAATTGCCATAGCAAGACCCTTCTCCGGATCAAAAGTATCCTCTTTTCCACACTTCACAACCGTTTTTGTACCATCAGCCCAATATACTATTGTGGCTGGATTGTTAAAGATAACTTTTTTAATTCTAACAAATGCTCTTTCTTTAGGTGATTTATACATTTTGTTGTACTCCTTTCTTTTAGTAGACTTCAGTCCTAAACTTCCGCTGAGTTTTATAGGCTCATCGAGTTCTTGTGAGTCAGATGTATACACATACCCTGTATCTATATTTCCAGATAAGCCGGATAATCTTCGAAAAAAATCATCCTCTAACTTCTGTGCCTCAGTTCTTGGCAACCAGTTGGTTGGATCTGTTCTTTTTCCGAAACATTCACTTGTAACCTCATGGTTGAATACGACAGTACAGCTATTACACACAACATTCCCATCACGAAATCTACAATTTTTACATGTTTTATTTTCGCTCATTTTTAAGTAGCCCCTTTCTTGTGCTATCGCCATTATCACCACCGCCTGTAACAACTCAAAATTAAATTTTTGACAACCGCGAGGTGGGACATACGATATTGTTTTACCATTTTTCTTTGCTTCATATATTTTGCGAACAAATTCTTTTTGCAAGTCCGTTAATTGAAATTCAACGACCTGTTCTACAAATTCAACAATATCCATCTCACATCTCCCAAATATCGTTTATATATTCTGATTCTTTTAAACTTTCGAAGCGATTACTTCCTATTATAATGTGGTCTAAAACCTCTATATTAAGAAGATCTAGCCCTTTAACTACTTTCGCCGTGGATTGAACATCTTTTCTGCTTGGCGTAGGATCACCAGACGGATGATTATGCATCAATATAATACCAACGGCATTTGACAGGAGAGCTTTCTGAGCTATAGACCGAGAGTCCACCACTGTTGAATTGACCGTTCCGGCAGATAGTTCGAAAAATGACACAACTCGATTCCGATTATTCAGACAGAACATATATAAATGTTCCTCAGTTTTCGAATCAAATTTCAGAACTTTTCCAAGCTCATATACATTCTCTGGTGAAGTGAGATATCCGTTTAATTCTGGAAAATTCTTAGACCATTCAGAATATACGACCGCTCGCCCATCTGAATCAAGCCTTGTATTCAGTTTTGTCAATCGCATATTCTATTCCTCCACATAAAATCCATCTTCGAGCTTGGCTGCATACTGTTTATTCATAGGGGCTTCCAAGTTTCCTTTTGGACCATATATAAGCAATAAAGCCGTGATTTCTGTTCTTGTTAGATGCTTTTCTGTCTCGTAATATTTATATAAAATATCAATTACTCCAGGAGTCACACAGATTTTCTTACAGTTGAACTGACCAGATAATAACGATTTTTTCAAAAACTCCCTCGCAACTAATTCATATAATTCAACAACTGAGCAGTAACACTCATCCTCGGAAAGTATTAAAGAATACGAATCTAACAATACAGCATTTCTATAATATACATTGATAGGTTCTCCAGTATTTAAAATCTTAGCTTCGATACGTGCTGCTCTGCACTCCTTACATTGCGTCAATTCTTTGAAGAAACAAACTTCTTCTACAACCATCGGTTCACCCTCGAATTCACCAGTATTCATCGTGATAATATTTCCGGGTTTTAAATTTTTACATTCTTTTATAGTCATATGCAATCTCTCCTTATGCAAAATATAAATAAAAAGAAAGAGTCTCAGCTGAATAGCCAAGACTCCCTCCTCAATAATCAATGTTAGTCTTTTAATACTGCGGCAAAGCAACAACAATAGGTAGCCATATAGAGTGCGGCTTCTGTAGACTTTCTAATCGCTGTGCTAGTTGTGTCATCTTCCTCAATTGAATATATACAATCACTAGCTCTAAATGCAGCTATACTCCCTATAACACACTCCAATACGGTTGTTACTAATTTCACTTTGTTTTCCATCTTAAATTCCTCCTTTAGATTATTTTCTCATAATAGGAATTGAAAATTTCGCGACTACTCTTCCGGACTCTCTTCCTCGGCAAACTGGGCAGTAAATCTATCAATATTCTGTGTTACCTTAATAGACTGCAGGTATGCTGTACGACCTGATTTTTCATTTGGAGTACCTTCCTGAATAGTCCAGTCATACGGACGAATATCCAGATCAACACAGCTAATATCAATATCATCCAGCATTTCTACCGTTTCTTCTGACAATCTCTGATGTTTTCCACCTGATACTAAAAATACCTGCGGACCACGATCATTAAACTTCACTTTTACCGGAAGGGTAATAAATTCGTCTTCACCCTCATTGACGGACGGTTTAGCCTTTACATTCCAACCATCTTCAATGAGTCTATCTGCGATTTCACGGTTAGGAATTACCAGTGAGAAGTTTCGATCACCCTCACGGTTGTATTTACTGCCCTCTCCTCTGAAATTTCTATACACAATTTTAGCGTCATCAATCTGTAAAATTCCTTTTGGTGCAAATGTAAGTTCCATAGTTCTTTAATCTCCTTTAAAATATAAATTTGTGTAAAATAAAAGAGGCTCAACATTTCTGCTAAGCCTCTATTTTTTTTTTTTTAATTGTTTTTTTTTAATAATCTTCATCGCGATATGATGTTCTTCGTCGTTCTGTATGTGGATCTCTCATAGCACTCAGGAATATAATCCACATCCCGAGAGCACTAATTTCAAGTCCAGCAATAAACGCTAGTAACAATGATACGCAATATTTGATATATTTCATTTAAACCACTCCTTTCTTTTCATAATAGAAGTAGTTTTCTACGCGAATGGGATTTCATCTGGCATTCCTTCAGGGATATTCATAAAATCCGGCATTTTCTTCTCTGAAATATAAGGATCATCAGACACGAACCATTCATAATCCCCATGCTTTGAGATAGCCTCGATTGCGTCATCAACCAATCTGTCATAATATGACCGATCAATAATATCCTCATTATTTCCGTCAATCAACCCAACGCCAGCTACTTTTTTCTTCTCTCCTGTCTCCGGATCTATGATTTCAACATCCTCGGCTCTCTTCAAAAACTGTTCCGACTCCAGCCATCTATAACCAGTGGTTCCTGTTGCAGCGTAATATTTTCCGTTCTGCTCTCTTACAAGGATACCACCACCTTTACCCGGTTTGATCGGACAGAATTCGCCAACCTTTCCGATAAATTTATAATCGTGACCGTCGGAAATATACTCTCGTAGACAACCAGCCTGAGGTTCAAACATTGTGTCCGAAATCTTACCCTTTTTATAATCACTTTCCAATTTATCAAGCTGTTTCTCGTATCCTGAAACATCTGGAAGATTTTCATTCATATCCAAATATAAAGCCGATTTTACCGAGAATACTTCTCTCATATCGTTGATGTCAACTGGTTCTTTCGTGAAGCAAGTTTTGAATACATATGGAACCGCAAACTGTTTTCCTGTAGCTGTCCAAGGATCGTTTTTATGCTTCTTATTATCCCCAGGTGCATAACCATAAAGAGCCATGCACTCATCCGGATCTTTATACTTGGCGATATAAACAGCGTTGTTCACAAGACACATCCTGTCATATGTAGCCTCATGTTCAAATGTGTATCCATACCTCTTACCAAAGTCCATGACAAATTTGATGATTTCCGGTGTTGCATCTGGAATTTTGATCGAGTCGGTCTTGATGTGAGCGACAGTAAAGCCTCTCTTCTGAACCTCATTCTTGAGGTCAACCATGAACAGTGCTCCACGCTTCGCAACAATATTGTCTTTATTACGAATATCACGGAACGGATTATCGAAGTTGGCTGATGTTAAACCATAGACTGAGTTGATAGCCGTCTTGAGAGCATTAGCCAGATCTTTCGATGTAAGGATGCCATCTTTAACTTTCTGGATATGCTTTGTAAGTTTTCCATCCAGCATCTTATTCACAATATCCCACGCTTCATGTTTGATATTAACTCTACCTTCTACAATCTCACGATACGCTCTTGTATATCTAACTCCAAACAATACCTCAGCGATTGTTGAATGTGGATGCATCGAAGCAATATCAAGCAATGCCACATTACCATACATTCCCGGTTCAGCATAAACATATCCACCTTCTCCAACCTCTTCTCCTCTGTAGATGGATACACCACCTTCATAACGATATCCTGGAAAATATGGGAGTAGAGAGCCAGCCTCGCCATGTGTTTGACTCATCATTTCCGGACACGCTTCAGAGAGGAATTCATATGTTTCCTCATCTAAGTCCATAACTGGCTCAGCTAAATTTCTATAATGGAATTCGTTCTGAGGGTTACGATTCTTACCAAATATAATCCGTGTAGTAAGAGTGTTTGTGGTATCGTTCACTGACATACCAGCGAGATCTGCAAGAATCTCTCTCGCAGTCCAATCTGACTGAAGATAATTCCATGCTGCTTCTGTAGCAAGAACGTCGTTATCACAATATTCTGCAACTTTCTGCCATAATTCTTCCGGAACCGGTTGATCCCATGGAAGACCAAGCTCCTGATGATGAATCCCCATTTCAATCTCCAGCTTCTTCAGACTCTTTTTGTTTCCAGCTGAAGCGAAGTCGTAAATATCAGTGTATGAGATGTTATACGCCTCTCCAAATAATACTCTGTTATTATCGCCCTTCTTTGAATTAATGATTTTCTGAGACAGATTATACAATTCAATATTTGAATGTCCCATCATACACGCATACAACATATGATTGTCGTACCGCCGACAGTTAAAACCAACGAGTCTGAATCTGATGAGTTCCTCAATATCTTGAGGTTTGGGGTTGATCATTCGGACGATTGGTTTTCCTTCTCCCTGGATCTTCCAGTTCACTAAGAACAGGTTTGGAAATACTTCACAGTCGTAGAATATCAGTGGCTGATCGTCATTGTTCTCCGCTTCACCGGTATTCTCGGATTTGAATTTCATCTTGCTAACCAGTTTGATACAGTAATCTGACTGATTCGTAGACTGTGCGGCAAAAGCATACACGGCATTTTTCATATCAGTCACGTCATACGGCATACCGCTATCGTAAGCCTCTTTCAATACCGCATTTATAAAATCAATACTGCTACGAGTATTACCATGGAACTCTTTAGCGATATTTTTCTTAATCATTGTTCGAATCGCTTGTTCGTTTTTAAATCCTGTAATATTTATCACTTTTTTTTTACCCTCCTTTAAAGGAAGTCCTGAGCTAATTGTTGCAATATTTTCTTCGTTGCATTTTGTAAGCTTTCTTCGTAAGGAACTATTCCCTGAAAACACTTTGATTTCAATATCTTTGTCATACACTCGACTTAAAAGAGACGGGTCACCTGTATAAATATAATGTAGGTGGATGCCGCCTCCGCTTTTACTTAACTCAGCATATGTTTTCGGCCATTTACTAGCCGCTTCCAAATTTTTCTCAAACGATTTGTTACCGTTCTCATCTTTGATGTCGAAATCAATAACGATATGAGTTTCCGGAATCTTGACATAATGTAACTTGGATGTATCAAGATCAGATAACTTGGTATGTACCTTAGTCCAAGCCTTACTTGGTACCTCATTACTGGATGCATATTGAGCCGGATATTCAGCACATAACGAATCGAAAACTGACGGAACACCTTCTTTAAATTCCAACCAATTCTTCGATTTGATTACCTTTCCATTTGAAGATACAGATTCTTCAGTCTCAAACTTATCCAATCTGAATCCAATATATCGGTCTCTAACCTTTGAATCTTCGCTAAAACCTCCATCAAACGTCCAGAAATAATTTTTAAGTTCTTCTTTAAATACCCTCTGCGAATATGGGTATGGAACTTTGGCATCATCGCAGTACGTTTTATACATTTCCCATGCAGTTTTTAGAGTTGTACCATCGTTCTTTTTAAACACCCTGAATGAATCCACAATGAAATTGTAGAAATCATTCGTAGCACTCATCATTAATGTAGGAACATATTTGTCATAAGCGTTCGGGTTATTCAAATACACCTGATGACAGTGATATGCGATTGCTCCGAGCTCGAAGTCTATTTTGTTGACTGCTTCTGTATATTCAACAAAATCCAATTTGTTTCCAGATGGTTTTACGTCAATCAAACGTCTGAGAAGACCAGATTTACTGTCTGTGATCTTAACCGGTTTGTTCGTACCCATTATCAAAAACGCATTGAACTTATTCGAATATGCAGATTTGAATTTTTCATTCACAGTCATGAGTTCGTGTGAAACCAAACTATTCAATCGAGTGTTATCTTCGATTCTGGATAAATCACCATCATGCTGTATCGCAATCAGAGGGTTTGTTTTGAATGCCTCTAACGCAAAAGAGTTACTAGACGAACCCAATGCTTTCGCATCAAATACCGAATAGTAACCCTCAAATAATTTTTGTATGATGTTGATAACGGTTGATTTACCTGTTCCTGCCTCTCCGTACAACACTAGAAATTTCTGAATATTTTTAGAAGCTCCTGCGATTATAGCTCCTATAGCCCACTCTATTTTTTGTCTTTCTGTTGGAGAATATAAAGTGGACATGAGTTTTTCATATCCCGGATAATCACCTTCCTCTAATGGATAACAAAGTTTTTTACTCGCATAATCGCTTTTCTTTGTTTCCACATTTGAAAATATAAGCCTTTCATCCAGTGGATGGTAATTATCTCGCATTTGCTTTTGGCAATATTTATGCCAAGCATCTATGGACCCTGAACCAGAGTCCCATAAATACTTAACAATTAATGAATCGTTAGATGTCTGTCGCAATTTGGTGTACTCTAATTCCAATTCATTATCGACAATATCAATTACATCCTGCTCGTCAGTTGACCATAAACCAAGTTCTTCAATCCAAACAGCATAGAAATCGCCACCTCTAATCATAAGATCAGACGACTTCTTCACTTTGAATTTCGGAAATATCTCAGTAATTCCCTGTTTGACTTGTCGAGTTGAAATTTTTACGAAATCAACCATTACATACCGTTTTCTCCTTTCATGCAATACTATCTAAATACCAGCAAAGCTGTGTCCAGATATCTTCTTCTCTGAGATCACCTTCGAATCCCCTAATTGTGAATAATCCACCTTTTCCATTTGGCTCGTAGTTCCTACTCATCATACGATCTACAACTCTATTGACGGATTCTTCATCATATACATCGTCTGTCATGCAACTTAATCCCATGCTCGAAATCATCTGCCAGAACCACTGTCCCGTACGATCGCCATATCTTGGATCGTCCATGATGGTTTCCTCGCATCGAACAGCTAAAGCGATCATCATTTCCAACACAGAGCATTCTCCCTGTCGTAACACTGGGTTTTTACAGCAATCTTGATCATCTCTGGCGAAGCGATATCTAAGATATATTCCGTCTTCTACACGGTTTTTATCTTTCTTCATTTTTCCATATCGAAATGGTATAGACTGAAGCTGTGACAATAACTTCGTATATGATATACCCTTTGCGAACCGACCGTTTAACACAATATCTACGAGCCAATCACAATACTGATCATATATCTCTTTAAATCTGCTCATTAATCCTCCTCATCGTTGTTCGGATAAACGTCTGCATAATTTCTCGTATCCATGAGAATTTCATAATCCGTTCTCAGCCGATCATTCCTTACGAAAACAGAATCGTCCTCATACTCACCGAAATGTGTTAAAGAATCCTCTCCAATAGTTTCATCAATATCATCAATTGGGTAGTCGGCTTCATCAGTTACTACTCCATCATTCCAAAACGTCAGACTTACTGTCTTATAATCGTTTTCAGCATATTCGTCTGGTGTAATCACGTATGGTCCCATATCATCTTCCTCACTTTCTTCTTTTTTCTTCTCGCCTACATTCGAATAATGTGTATAGGCATTTGTTTCAAGCTGTTTTTTCAACTCTTCAAGATCTTCCAATGTTGGTCTATATTCCTCATCCTCATCAGAAACATTTGATTTTTTCTCTTTAAACGTATCTTTCACTGACTTGATTTCTTCGTCAGCGATTTTTTTATATCTTTCTTTGAGAATCCCCCAAGTAACCAGCGAACCCAACGCTACTCCTGCTATAAATGTAAATACATTTTTCATAACTTCTTTTCTCCTATACCAGATGTTTTACCAACGTATGACATGAATTCTTTTGATTTATAAATATAAATTGTTCCATTCATTACAAATCCCGGAATTTTACCCATCTCATATAATGCTTTTACTGTGTGGATTCCATAGTTCATCATAACTGCAGCCTCATCTAAAGTAACAAACCCTCTCATATTCTCGCCATCGAATATAAGTACATCTTCAAGATGATTCTCCAAGATAAACATGATTAATTCTCTACCAGTCATAACATAGTCCTCTCTAAATATATAGATTGTCGTATATATCCCTCCATGGATTACCAGACCCGATATTATCGAGTCCGGTCATTCACATCATATCCAGGATATTTCCGTCAACATTGAAGTCGAGGAGAATTGTTCTCTCGTAACCGTTTACGAAATTACGATTTGCTTCTTTGTTGACATCGTAGATACCGAAATCAACGTAATTATCACCGATAGGATTTTTCTCATCGTAAACCCAACCAACAATCTGACCCGCTTTTGTACGCTGAATTCCAAGCATATCATATACATCATTCAAGAACAGATAACCATTAGCTTTAAGTCTTTCTGTTGCTGCGTCCTGCTGTCTTCTCAGGAACATCAGATTCATTTCCGGATCTTTGGTCCATCCAATACATCCATCATCGTAAAATTTTGAGTATGGACTGCATAAGTTCGGATCAATAACTTCTACGGGTTTTGTTACAGTCTGCTCGTCACCATTCTCATCAGTGATAACCTCTTCAACCTCTTTAGTCCGGATGTTATACTTGAGTTCGCGATCCAGTTCTTCACCGAATCTCTCAATAACTCGTCCTCGATAATCCTTGAAACTCTTCTCAACTGCTGAATATGCTGCCGCAAGAGCCACATTTCTCTTTCTAAGAATATTATTTGATTTCAGAATTGCTGCAATAGATAAGCCACCAAGAATTACAGATGGAGCATACAGTTTCGCCAGTTTGATAGCTGTCTGTGTATACACGATGACCAGATCTTTCTTCCCGTCTTCCACTGTATAATCTTCTGGAAGTTCTTCCGGATGTTCCATAGCATGATGAATGTCCTCAACAGCCTCTCTTGAATCATCAAGAATACCGCTGAGTTTCGTAGTAGCATGACAAGCCATCACAGCACTCGCAATTACGCCTGTGACACCTGCAGCAATGAAAATTTCAGGACTATGCTTTTTGAGTTTGAATCCTGCTTTGTTTACCATTTTATTTACGCCATTTAAAATTCCGATTTTTTTCATGATTAATAATTCTCCTTTTTGAATTCTTCAATTTCTTTTACAGACATCCCGTCAATACCGGCAGACTCGCTTGAATCCGTATGTATGAAATACTCACTATTCTGTGGATACATATATCGAAACATGCAATAATTTGCGGCATCCGCAAGATATTCGAGATTGCCAGTTTCCTCAAATGCTTTTATACATTTCTTTAACGATCCGATAGCATCAACATTTCCGGATACGAAATTTCTCGATGCTTTTCCGTATTTAAAGAAACTCTGGACGACGAGACCCTTTCTGATCTCATCGAATTTTTCACTGTAGTCAGTTTTTAAAATGTTTTCTGTCACACTATCCATATTTTCTCCTATTCGATTAATACTGCTTTCGGTAATTTAAGCATATATCCACCGTCGTGAACTCTAACTGCTTCTGCAGTACGGAGACTGCCAGTCCAACCATATTTGTTATCTGTATAGTTACAGCTCATACCAACAAGATCATAGAGATCGGCTACTGATACGACTCCGTAATCATCCATCAAGTCATCCATTCTGCTAAGCACTTCCTCAGCCTCACCTCTTGAATCAAGGATAATATCGTCGAAATCATATCCGATTCGTCTTCTCTCCGATGATCCTCTATCTTCCCTGCGTCCGCTTGTTGAATAATTGCGATAATTTCCTGAACCTGATCTCTTACGATCTCTGGTATCCCCATACAGCATCATATCTGTGCTATTTACGATGATGTCGGATAAAGCTTTCTTAATGGTTGGAATGAGTACATCCAAGAAGATGTAAGATTTAACATTCGATACATCTTCTGAAATGAACACATCCTTAAATTTACTCATTTCACTTTTCTTTTTGGTCCTAACCTTTCCCGTGACAACCTTGTCTACTTTCTTGGCTCTTTTTTCTTCAGCTTTTTTAGCTTTATGAGAATTTGCTTTGTATTCGTTCATAATTTTCTCCTTCTTAATCAATCATTCTAATTTTTCCAGGTAAAGTAATTCTGGTTCCCGCGATACGATTGTTTCCTCTTTTGAACTGATACGTTAAGTTACTTCTTGCTTTCTTCTCTGAAGGGGCTACAGTCTCCCCTTCCCAACGATCAGTAAGAAGAGTGTTAAATTCCATCACCGGACCTTTGTACAAATATCTCGGCATATGTATCACCCCTTAAAAGAAAAAAGAGAAATACCTTGATTTAGGTACTTCCCTTTTCAGAATAATAAATTAGTTTTCTTCAGATGTCGTACTATCTGATTCTACTGACTCGGTTTCAACCTCCTTGTAATCGCTCTCTGCAACTACATCATCCTCGGTGTCGTCTTTGTGTCCAGATTTTGCCCCTAAAGCATAGCCGAATAATGTCAACGCCGCCATACCTGAAACTTTCAGGACGGTCGGTCCGTATTTCTTTACTCCTTTCTTTGCTTTACGTACAAAAGCCTTGACCTTAGATTCTTCTACAACGTCATCCTCGAATTCTTCAACTGTGTCATCGAACTCTTCCTCAGAAATTGTTGCAACCTCATCATTCATTTCATCATAGTTTTTCTCCATCTTAAATTTCTCCTTTCGTTTATATATTCCTTCATAAAAGGAAATGTAATTTTCGCGACTACATCAAATTTGCAAAATCATATCTTGGAGCAATTGTGTAATCCAACGTAATACATGGACGTCCATCATTCGCAATCATTGAACCATAACCGATTTCCAACAAACCATCATCCAGATTCCAACCAAGCATGTCACCTAATTCGGTATTACTTAAACCGATCTCATAATAAAAATCATTGAGTGATGCATACATTGAATGAATCATTGTTTCATTCATCTTATTAACAGCAGCCTTTATTGAATTAAGGTCTGATTCGAAATATCGCCCTGAAATCCCGTCATAACACAGTTGAGTACCTGTTCCGGTGATAAGCACTTCTCTATTTGTCACCGGATCATTGTCGATTCTTCTCTGCATAACTTTTTCACTGAGTTCTTTTGCTTTTTCTTCTCCAAAATCATCCCTGATCACATTCTTATATTCCATGATGGCTGTTTCTGATAATTTATACGCCGTGGCAAGTACAGCATTCCTCTTAGCGTTAATGGAATGTCCCCCTATAAGACAAGCAACGGATGCCGCTCCACTGATTGCTGCTGGAATATAACATTTCCATACTTCTTTGATTGTCTCCTTAGTCGTCAACGGTTTTTCTTTTTCTGTTTCAGCCTGCTCGATAAGTCTGATGGCTTTCGGTGTTGCTTTTACTGCCAGTATAGTTGTCGTGATTCCGCTTGCTATTCCAATTCCTAACAATATCTCTGGACTACGCTTAGTAAACCCAGCTCGAACAGTCCTGATTAAATTTCCGATTTTTACTTTACTCATCATATTCTCCCTTCATGTGTGAAAAAAAATAAAGAGTCCTTTTTTCAGGACTCCTTACTCTTCTCTTCGTCGATATATTCTTTGATTTTTTCTTCATTCTGCATCTGCATCTGTTTATCTGCAGCCCAGCTTGTGGCGATACCTCCAAGTGCTACTGCCACCCAACCAACTACTTTAACCAGATTAAATTTGTCGAATTTCTTACGCATGAATATATACCTCCTTTTCATAATAGCCGTTGTATTTTTAGCGAATTAAAAATAACCAATCTCAGCTTTTCTTGGTGCAAACGGTAAATCCAAAATATAAAACTCTGTTCCGTCATCAAGTTTCGCTTTGAAATGATTGAATTCAATCCAGAATTCACCTTCGTCCATTGGTTCCCATCCTAGATCATCGCCCCACTCAACTGGGTCAAGACCGAAGAAATCATACATTTCGTTGATTGTTGCACATCCTCGTAGAATGTAATTTCGATTCAGATGGTATTCTGCTGATAATATTTGCTCTAAAGTTGCTTCAAAGAACCTCTTCGAATATTCCTCATACCATAAGACAGGTTTTCCAGAACTATCATCAAGAGACAAATCCACATTGTCGCACATGTGTGAAGCTGAAATACGAACTTCTTTTGCTCTATCCACAGCAATAGCTTCAATAATCTTGTGATCTGTCTCTTCGCCATACATTTCAATTACTTTTCTTCTGTAATCTTTATAGCTTTGGTCAAGTAATGCATAAGCTGAAGTTATGTTCGCCTGTTTATTACGACTTAAAACATTGGCCGACATTATGCAAGTGATTGTGGCAACACTTACCAAACCTACGGGTAAATACGTTTTGAATCCTATTTGTGCGATCTCCATTTTAGATAACTTTGATCCTTTTTCTTCTCTGGCATCATCGAGTAATTTAATAGCTTTTGGTGCCGCTCTAGCCGCCGTAATAGCTGTAGCTACAACACCGATAGATCCCATTACAGATAAAATAGTCCCTGCGTTCTTTTTGATGAATAATCTTGCATTCATATGCATACTCCTTTCATGGTGGTTTATTAAAAGTAAAAAGAAACAGTGCAGGATTTGAACCTACATTCTTCACATATTATTGTGCTGCTCTACCGGAATGAGCTACTATTTCTTTCTCATAATAGAAACTGTATTTTTCGCGAAAAAAGAGGAGTCAATAATGACCCCTCAGTTGTTGTTCTTTTACTTCTTATCCGCATATGTTAAAATCGCATATACGAGTAATCCAGATAAAATCGCAATTACTGCTGGCATTCTGACTCCTCCTTTGAGATTTCTTCTTCGTTAGAATCCCATAAGATACCTCCGATTAAGTAACCTACTCCATACCCGATAAAACCTATTGCTGCCAGGAATAAAGCATAGACTTTCCATTGCTTTTTACTCCATTCACAATATGGTTTCCACACCATAGTTTTGTACTCTTTCATAGCTTTTCTCATCTTAAATTCCTCCTTTAAAATATTTTCTCATAATAGAATTTGTAAAATACGCGAAAAGCAAGAGCCATCGCTGGCTCCGCCTTATTTCTTTCTTTTAATTAAATGTCTGATAAGTGCTATTATTAATCCAACACATACAATTACATCACCGAAAACAATTACACTAGCGATTCCGGTTATTCCTAAACCAATAATCACTACAATAACAATTCCGATGAATAACATTGATAATAAAGTTAATAATATCATATCTACATCCTCCTTTGGTTTTTCTTCTCATAAAGGGATATGTATTTCACGCGAAAAGAAAGAGTCCAATTAGGACTCAATTTCTTTAAGTAAAAATGATTGATATGATACGTTTAATACCGTTTAATCCACCTTCAGTTTTAAATACTGTTGCTAAATAATACTTGGTGACATTCCATTTACTTCCTTCTATAAAAAGCGTAGTGTCTATACCGTCAATATAACAACGACATGTAAGACCGTATTTCAAAGCCTTTTTACGACAGAAGTCGAAATATTTCATCCGTTTTTCTGCATTCTTGTAGTCAAAAATATCTGATGTTCTAATATAGGTTTTTCTCATATAAAATCATCTCCTTTCATAATAGAAATTGTAATTTTCGCTAAATATCTCTTCTATCAAAACACGTTTCCCAGCGTTCTCGCTTCATCGGTTTCATCCTGAGACCCCACATGATCTGACGTATGGATACTGTCGGATACAATCCTTCAACACATTCTCCGGAACGCTCATCAAAGAATTTTTTGAATTTTGGGTTCAAATATAAATGATCCACAAGCCATGGATCTATTTCCGTCCAATAAGTGGATTTTGAGTCCGGAATATAACGCTGCTGAATAACCGCCAAACCTTTTCGTCCTATCTTATATAAAGTACATCTGCTATATACAGGGTGATTACATTGATAAATCATACCATATATGGATGTGTAATATTCAGGTTTGTTATAATAGTATTTCATAATATCCTCCAAAAAACGAAAAAAAAAAGAGCCTATGTCGGTACCATAAGCCCTTTTGGAAATTATTTCTTCTTTTTATTCTTATCCTCTTCAAATAAGGAAGGTCCAATCCACAGCCACGGAATAGCAACATCTAACGCCGCCCCAATCATCTGAGTTGTTTCAGAATGCGTAAACCAGAACGGAACTGATATAATAGCCATGATGATAGCCGCTAAAACCTTTATACGATTGACTTTTCGTTTATATTTGCGTTCCTCTTGCTCAATCTCCAACTCCTTGAGTCGAATTTCTCTATTTATTTCAGCTTCTCTAATTCGCGCAGCATCTACATTACGATATGTATAAGTTGTACTTCCATCATCCAACAATATCTTCGCTCCGCAATACTTACAATAACATTGTTTATGTCCTTCTTCTATTGTCACCGGAGCGTCACATTCTGGACATTTTAAAGAAATTATTTTCATTTCACTCCTCGCGTATTATTCTTTATCTGGCATCCATGAAGCGTGAGATTCCTCAATAATCGCTTCTCCATACCATATACACAATACCTGGCCTTCTTTCAGGTTAAGATTAGCACTCTGTGCTGTTTCACCTTCATCCGGTTTGTATAATCTAATAAAATTGTCATAGTTTTGCTCATCTGGATCGTTTTTGTATGTCTCTTCGTCATTATAAATCGCAACGGTCAAATCAGAGTCCGTCATATTTACGACCGGTGTTATTTTAAAATTGGATGCTTTGATATCAGTTCCGACATAATAAACACCTTGACCAATTGTATTGTCACCTCCTTTATCAGCTATTTTCTGGTCAACTTCACCTTTCAGATTCATCAACTCATCAATACTCATCGAATCGAGGTCAATATTTACTGCTTCTGACGCTAATACTGGTGTCGTTATCATAGTTGTTGCTAAGACTATTGCCGCAATCACTGTATTTTTTCTTTTCATAAAAGTTCCTCCGTCTCTGTATAAATTAAGCATATTATAACACAAAAACCAAAAAACTGTATATAAAAATAAAAACGAAGACGCCAAGTTTCCCTGACGTCCCGTCTTATCATTTTTTGAAGAATTTTGGTGTAAGAACCTTTCTGATAAATTCTCTACCAGCATCCGAGGTAAATGATCCAGTCTCTTCAAACTTGAACGTGCCTTTAGTCCCCCAAACAACTAATGCTATATAAGCTGCAACCTCGCCAATCGTTAATCCATACTTAACAATACGATCGTTCTTATCAGCATCCATCTGACGAAGTTTTAAATCTGTTTCCACCTCTCTGGCAACATTTTTCAACTCGTAGTCTGTGTCGATTTTTTCAATCTCTATTGCTCTGTCGATTAATTTGACAAGACTATCAGCTGTAGTCTTGTATTTGTCTGTACCTATCGGCTCATCTTTCAAAGCTGCAAATTCATCCTGAATCTCCTCATGTAATGCCTTTCTCAATTCATCCATTTTGAAGTTCCTCCTTTTATTTTTTCTTCATAAAAGTCCTTGTTATTTTGGCGAATCTTCTTTTCTGAGGATAATAAATTTCTTACTTACGCATCCAGGACCTTCCTGCTCGATTCTGATGTTAATTTTATAAAACCCCGTTTTTTCATCGTCGACCGGTTTCATGTAAAAATATCCGTGCATACATCTGAAATAAAGAATCACTGTACAAAACAGAAAACCTGCACCAAATCCTAAAAAATAACACACCATAGATAACATAACAAATTCCTCCTTTATAATTTTCACGCTATCACTATATCCTGAAACACAGTAACCTGCGTACTGTTTTTAAGCTAGATTAAAAATAAAAGAAAGAGCCCTGATTAGGACTCCATCTTTTCAAATACTTCTTTTGTATAATATTTTTTGAGACATCTTTCTTTTTCGTATTTAGCAACCTTGGTCATAATTTTGCTCATGAAATCATTATTCTTAGATAAGTCTTCTAACAGATCCGAAGGTGTATAATCATTCTCACATGCTGTAAGTAACCCTATCGAGTATCCCTTACCTATTGCGAACCATGCTTCGGTCAATCCGCCTACAATACCTACAATAACTCCTGCTTTCATAATTTTATTCATTTTATTGCCTCCTTTAAAAAATTTTTTCTCATAATAGTCAATGTGATTTGCGCGAAAAGTGAAAGTCCTTGTGGACCTCACTCATTTGGTTGTCATAAAACACGGTATTTTGAGTTCTTTCTTTTTTGGTTTCAATGCTTCATTTTTAGCTTCTGCCATAGCATACTGATAAATCATAGCTATCTCATCCTGGTAAACGCTATGTACTAACTTGATCAAGCTATCAAATTCTGCTTCTGAATTTGTTTTGCTTTTCAACTTATACGCTGCGTCTACCATTTTGATATATTTCTCAGTTGCTGTTGTTACTAAAGCCATAAAATTTGTTGTCTCCATTTTAACTTCTCCTTTACGTTTTTACGTTTTTCTCCATAAAGGTGGATGTAATTTTCGCGAAAAGAAAGAGTCCCGGTTAGGACTCCTCTTTCAATTACTTAAAATACTTTTGTAAATAATCGAACACTTTTCTAGCTTCGACATTCGATAGTGATACCAATACCCATCTTTCTTCGCTTATATTTTCTCTATCTTTACAAGCGAATACGAATGGTTTATCATCACCCAACGTATCGTCATACCAAAGATCCATATTCTCAAACATCGTATTCATATCATTACCTCCTAAAAAATTTTCTCATAAAAGTACCTGTTAAACTCGCGAATCTTCTTGATTCTTCTATCACCATGCGATATAATAGCCAAAAGTATACGGAGGTGTTCCTTATGATGACAGAAGAAGAACTCAAAAGAGAGCTTGCCGCTGGTAACCCTGTATGTCCTGAATGTTGTGATGCTGTAATGGAACTCGAATATGACTCAAGAGGTGATAGGGTCTTCGTGTGTCCAGAATGCGGTTTCGATATCGAAGAAGATGTGTATGGTTATCCAACATTTGCTCTATATGCTAGTAATTATGGATATGTTCACGTACATCAAGACGATTACGAGGACGAACCTGACGAGGGATGCATTGCCTGCGGAGGCCCATTCCCACAATGCAAAACATCCTGTAGCAGATTCGATGATTAATTGATCAAAGAGATTGGCAGATATGTCAGTCTCTTTCTTTATTTAATATCCAGAAGAACTTTCTGTAAGCTAAGTAATATACTTCCTTACAACACGGTATACCCATTTTGACTTTTAAAGCATCGTATGATAATCCCTCGGTCACACCTCTTACTATGTACGGAGCCAATTCTGTATCTGTTTTCTCCGCTGCTCTCCAGATCATATCCATTCGTTCTGAATAAAACGCTTTCATAATCCCTATTCTCTCAGTCGGATTCGAAATGTGTTTCGCCTTTACAAATGTAGCCAAATCAGCTGGTCTACTGAGTAATCCGTCAATAGCTTCATATGTTTTCTTCCATATCGGATATTGTCTGCAAAAATGCTTCAACTCATATGTTCTATGTTTCTCAAGCCAATATGGATTTTTCTTAGATACTTCTGATCTTATCGTAGTTCCCATCATCTTCCCTCCCATATATAACCAGTCTCTTCGAACAGTTTTTTCGGCGAAATATAATAATTTATTCTTCCAAATTTACTATTCATCTGTTCTATGGATACTACCGGTTTCCCGTTTCGAGTAGCTGTACCAATGTTTAAATATCCGGTAATTAGTCCAGCTCGAACCCACGTCGCATCCTTACCATAGACCTTTGCAGCGACTGCGACCGGTACCGATCCAGTTCCAAATACTATTGAATCCATTTTGATTCCTCCTTTCGAAATGTTATTCTAGGTTAGATATGGTGATTTGTTAATGTATGATAAGTGTAAAAATATTACAGGTGTTTTTTCTCTTTTCTCCAACGTTTCATAGTATCTTCCGATGGATAATCCTCAAAACCGAGAGTATCTGAGTCTATAAACCCCTCCAAAACGCCATCTATAATATCCGCTTCATAAAGTTTGTGAGGGTATATATCATGTGGTAAGATTCGAACCGTATGTCCACATTTTTCACATTTACGCCTTTCGACCAAAACTTTACTTTTCATACCGCCTTTTCGTATTACAGTTCTCCAAACACTATCATAATACTTCATTCGTACGTTACATTTCTCACATCGTTCCAATTTTTTCATATTTTATCTCCTACCTAATAAGTTTTGCGTAAAAATATTAAATAAGAATGTATGTTCAATTCAATAGGAAATTACTTATAATTATATTGGAAAATATTTCCATTGACATATTCTGGAAAGGTGTGTATTATTACCTCACAAAAACGAAAGGAGTTGATATTATGTTAATCAAATGTCCGGAATGCGAATTGCAGATCAGTGATAAGGCTTTGACTTGTCCTCATTGTGGACTACCACTCAAAAAAGAAATGACCAAGAAACGACGTCCAACAAAAGGACGAATGAAATTACCAAATGGTTTCGGAAGTATTACTGAAATAAAAGGTAGAAATTTAAGGAACCCTTTCAGAGTTAGGGTCTGTGTTGGTAAAACACCAGAAGGGCGACCTGTGTTGAAAGCGTTAAAACCAGAATCAATGTTCAAGACATATAACGAGGCATATGCTGCCTTAATGGAATATAATAAAAATCCATATGATCTCAACCTGGATATCACCGTACAAGAACTGTATGACAAATGGACTTCTGACTATTTTGCAAATATAAAGGAAGCCTCGCAACGCACTATCACGTCTGCATGGGCTTACTGCTCATCTGTTTATTCCATGCGAGCTAAAGATATACGTGTCAGACATATAAAGGGATGTATCGAGGAAGGATTTCGTATCGAGACTCGTGGTAAAAAGACTGGTAAAAAGATTAGCCCAACAGCTGATACGAAATCACGTATTAAATCCATGTTCAATCTCATGTTTGATTATGCCGTTGAGTATGAGATAGTCCCTACGAACTACGCTAGAATGTTTGAATTATCAGACGATATAGTGGTTGAGAAGGAAAAGAGTAAAGTCCCTCATATCATATTCACGAATGAAGAAGTCGAAAAGTTATGGGATAATGTTGGAAAAGTGAAATATGTTGACTGGATAATCATTCAATGTTATATGGGCTGGCGACCACAGGAATTAGCTACTCTCCGACTCGATGAGGTAAACATTGATGAATGGTATATGCAAGCCGGAATGAAGACAGATGCTGGAAAACAGAGAATAGTTCCGATACATACAAAAATAAAAGAACTTGTTATGGATAATTATAAAATCGCTACTGAACTCGAAAGCGAATACCTATTTAATGATAAAGGTCAAACTCATGCCGGATCTTATAAAGTAACTTATGATAAATACCGACATAGGTTCGGAAAAGTCATTAATCAGCTCGGCTTAAATCCAGAACATAGACCTCACGATCCTCGTGTGACATTTGCCACTAGATGTAAGAAAGCGGGAGTCGACGAATATGCGCTCAAAGAGATGATGGGGCATACGGTTAAAGATATAACAGAATCTGTATATACAGTTCGAGATGTCGAATGGCTGCGTGAAGATTTGGAAAAAATGCAATAGAAAAGGGAACTGCTCACTTAGAACAGCTCCCTATAAATTTAGCAATAAGTTGTCAAACGCGAGTTGTCAAACAGTAGTCAAACCATTGTCAAACGACACGCTTTTTGCCACCTTTTAACACTATTTTATACTACCAAAATCGGCTAAAATTCGGTATTTCTTAGAATTTACCAGCGTCAGCAGCTTCCTGTACGGCAACTGCGAAGTAAGTAAAATCAACACATACCGGTTCAATGTTGTCAAACGACAGACAAATAAATTACAATTATATACCGTTGATCACCATTATTTAGTTATAAGTTAAGCAAACTATATCACTTTTTCAATCTCGTTTCAAGACAAAATTAAGAGGCCCTGTCGTAGTGACGGAGCCTCCATTTTGATTATTTATCGACTAAAAATTCCTGCAGCTTATCTCTGGTTTCTTTCATCTTCTCAATACCGTTACCAGTGATCTCATGATTTATGATGACCAACAGACACTTTAAAATCATCTGAGTAGACTCCTCAGAATCTTTCAGCCTGCGATTATCTTTATCGAGAAGTTCGGAATGTTTCTTAACAACTGCCTTCAAATCATCACTTGGTTTTCGCAGTTCTTTGATAATTTTCCATATTCCCCAAAGACCACCTATAAGCGTACAAAGCCATATAATCTGATCGGATGTTATTACAAATCCGGTTGTTGGCATCATTCATCCTCCTCGGAATCAATTGTATTCTTACCTTCAATAAATGATTTGAACCCCTGATGTAACCCGGTAGAAGCCAGACCCATAACGGCTCCGTATACAATAGATTCCACTGACGGCTTATTCACAACGACATTCATCACCGCACCAACGACAGCAAGGATAACCGGAATATCATCATTTGAAATCCATTTTAAAAAAGTCGCGTGTTTGATGATGTATCCAACCACCAGACAAGCGACTACAACTACAACTACAAAATGTTCAGTTAATACTGTAAAATCCATAATATAATCCTCCTTAATTTTAAACACCAATGACATGACGTAATACGAAATGTCTACTATTTCGAACAATACCGCAATTTGTTTGTACGTTTTCGTCAATATTCAACGCATTACCCTTAATAGACGTATCGTCGATATATAAATATTTTGTTCCGAAATAACCCAGTTTCGGAGCTACTGTCATAAATACGTGACTCTTTCCAGGATGCAACTCTACTTCTCGTCTTGGAACAAAATGACAAGAATATGAATAATCTGTCGCAGCACCATCAGCATATTCCGTAAACACCAACACTATCCCATTCGGCATTGAGCTGACAGGATTTGATAAAGATATTTCATGTTTATCGGACATATATAGTGTTCCGGACCATAACATCTTCTGAGCATCACCATATCTGTACCCATTTATTTCCATAGGGCTTGATATAGTGGCTATATCCGGAAATATGGTAAACCCATTTATCTTTTTACCATCTCGAACCTTATGTCTAATAGAAGCTGCATCAACATCACTCGCATCATACGATACCGATATTACCTTATCGTTCTTCTTGTTCTTGACGTCTATATCAGCACTATACGATCCGGTATCAGACGTTGCTGAAAACTCAGCATACTGGTAAGTAGACTCCATGGCTGTTACGTCTATATACTTATTACCTCTCACAGAAACCCATTTTGACAAGATTTCCATAATATTCGTATGGTCACCATCGTCTTTATTGAATAAAATCTTACCCAACCCATTGCAAAGTGAAATAACTGCCTGTGGGTTATTCTTACCAAGCTCGATCAGTGTCTCTGCAAAACTCGCCAGAACCTTATCGCCTTCGCGGATGTCAATTTCGTCAGCTCCGATAAGAACATTCTTTTTGAGTTCAGAATTTCTGAGATCTCCAACAATCAACCCCAAGTCATTGAATCCGAGGTAATTTGCAGCTGTCTTACCCGCTTCTTCAGCATCTTCCATTCGTGCTGCAGGGGATGATGTATTACCCATTACAATAGCGGAGTGGTTTGAAATATTCACAATAACCCTTTCACCGATTTTCGTATTGACAGTTGTGGTGAATGGGGTGAGAATATCCGAGCCATCCAGCTTAACATAATTAGAACCACCGCTTTCCACGATGGTTCCGTATCGAATATTTGGTTCTTTTTTACCTCCATTATCTTTCGCAGCTTTTACAAACTGGTCTATAACTTCTTTTGATAAGCTCATTTTGATCACCTTATTTCTGGTAGATTTTTGTAATATTTTGTGGTAATATAAATTTAGCATCAGCTCTGAGGTTTTTAATAAAACAATTGAAAGAGGTGAGGCAAATAGAAGTTATTAATATTATATTAAATATTGTATCAATCGTTGCTACAGTTATTTCAACCGTTGTCACAATAGTGTCAACAGTAATTGCAATCCGATTACATATTAACAGATAACTTATTTGTCCACCAACCCTTCACCTTTTTGTAAAACTCCAACGAGCTGATGCTCTTTTTTTTTTTTACCTATTTTGATTTTAAATGTGACAAAGGACAGAGCTTCCCCAAACCCTGTCCTCCATCGTTAAGGCGACATATATCTATTCGACACTTATATGATATAGCAGATTACTTCAGAAAGCAATTTCTAAGATTGTCGAAATATGTCTGTTATTCATTTCGTTTCGGTTTCGTTCTGTGTTTCTTCATCTTTACTTGTCTCGGAATCTGTATCGCCCAGTGCTGAATACACATCTGCCATGTATACTTTCTCGAATTCCTGTGCCATTTTTACAATAAGCAGAGCCTGACTCTTGCTCATATTAAACTCGACCTTGTTAACTCCAACTTTAATTTTTACTCTCATGCTTTTTTTTCTCCTTATAATCAATATTTTTATTAAGCCCAACAGCACTGAAATTCCTTGTCGACACAAACATGATATTTCTTTTCAAGTTGCTCCACCAGTTTGACCGTTGAAGTTTCCCCAGAATTATCTTTTTTTACATCTATTTTGATTTTAAGCATGAGAAAAAGACATAGCTCTCCCAAACTATGCCTTTCTCGTTTTGTTTCGTTCTTACTTTCTGTTTCTTCATTTCTCCCGGCAACTATATAATACATCATTAAGCTAATCTACACAATTTCTAAGATTGTCGAAATATGTCTAGTTAAATAAAGCAACATTTTTATTTTACAAAAGTCCAGTCTTCCGCCAACATATCCGCCTGAGACGCAAGCCATCCCATCTGCACACCACTTGTACCGATAAATGCTATGGCCTGATTTCCAATCGCATCATGATTGCAGTTCACAATTTCTCCATCCGCTGACTTATAAGAAATACCAGTGGCAAGCTGAATGTACTGTTTCTTCCCATTCCAACCTTTACGAGCCACTTTAAGTCCCCTTTTTAGATAACGGATAGCATCGCCAAATCCAAATGTTGACTGACCGCCAAGAACACCACAGTTATTCTCATCAGCAATCATCCAGTCATCTCTCTGCGTGTGCATGAAAGTGTATTCCACTCTCTGCGTTTCGCGGATATCGAGAACTTCTCCCTGACCTTCATCAGAATCTTTTGGTCTGCAATGAATCATAATCGTACATTTTTCATCATCCCAGCACCAGTAGCCATTCCAACCCGGGAGTTTTACTTTTGCTCCGTTTTTCATTGCTTTAAATGCTTCTTTAAAATTCATAAAGTTTCTCCTTTTCAATATTTTTAATTCACTAAAGTCCTCGTCCCAAAAGTCTATGAGCCGTAAACCCTTGTAAATACACAATGCTATAACTTAACTCCCTTTCGGTCAATAAGAATATGTATAATCATCCCCATCACCATTGGCTATCAGATGTAATTTTCTGTATTTTCGGTTAACGACAATATAATAACTGGTAGAGATATAGTTATAAGTTGGATGCCCCAGAACCGCTCTGGTTGCAATGTAATGTATGCCGTCTTCCTGCTTATGACAATACACATGAGTATGTCCACATATACTAGCGATCACTGTATTTGATTTATTCTGCGTAAAATCATAATCCACAGACACTTCGAAGTCTGCCGTCACGTTCTTTACAGTCCCTTGTTCTTTATTTTTAAAAGCTGTAATCAAATCAAACATTGCCAGTCCACCATGTGTCGCAGTCACACCACTACATGAATAGCCGGATGCTTCGGTATCTTCGTTTACGAATGTTTTCAAAGGATGATGACTGAAAAATATCACCTGCCAACCACTTTCGTCAAAAAGAAGGTTGTTCGCTACAAACTGTATCTGTTCCTGGCTGAATCCTGAGTTATTCTGTCCGCCGTACAAAAGTTTATTGTTTAATGTCACCGAAGTCGGAACATCGTCACTGTTAAGCATGAATACTCGGATTTTTTTATTAGGTATATCATAATAACCATACGATCGCTCAAGGAATTCTGCGTCCCTCTTTGATTTCCTCGCATCTTTCCCAGTGATCAGTGTATACAGGTTCTGAGAATCCACATAGCCGTTCTTGTAGTCCGTATACATGGTGTTGTCATCATGATTCCCTTTACCCACAATCGCTGGTACTGATTTATCGGTTTTATCCATTAGGATTCTGACTGCCTTATGTGCGTTCAGGGCAGTTTCTTTATTAGTCTGAGATGAATTATTCAGATAATCGCCACCATAAGTGCACAGATCGAAGTCAAACTCTTGTGCAAGCAAGTTATAACAAGCAATATGTCTTCGGATCTTAGTCGCTCCCTCCGCCAATTCTTCCGGTGTCTTCCCTGCTACACACGCAATATGAAGATCTGTCAGGAACGGAATAATAATACTATTCACGTCACATATGGATTGCAACGACGCTTTTGTAACATTCAGTTCCAATTTATCTGCCGATGACAATACTTCCTCTCCCAGTAATTCAGTGGATGATCCCTGGTTTTTCATAAGCTGATCTAAAATATCCGTAACTGCTGACCCTGCTAGAATAATATCAATAGCATCTATGCTCAATGTTCCACTGCTGTATATAATACATCTTACATACCATCCAACCTGTGAATCTGTGATTTTGTATGCATCGTTCTTAGTCATCCACTGAGTAGCACCCTGAAACTTCTGATTCTCGTCATAAAAATATAAAGCGTACTGATATCCTGTTGGTGCATTCATGATTAGAACGGAGTTCTGTGTCTGGATTTTTGTGAGTCCAACACTGCGGATATATCCACTGACATTTGTATCAGCTCCCGTTTCGTTGTCAATATAGCCCACCTCAAACGTGTCTATAAAGTGATCCTTGTATTGCAGTAATACATTTGTCTGTGCTTTTTGCAGATCAGAAACAGAGTCTTTGATACCATCTACTTCCAAGGCAGTCTTGCTAAGGTCAGAAGACATTTTCTTTAAATCCACACCCTCAGCCAAAGTAATTCCGTTTTTATCGAGGTAATCTGTAATGGCTCGGTTGACCTGTGCATCTGTTGCCACGAATTGAAGCAGCTTTGCAATGACATTTCCCTGTTTATCCTTGAATACTTTTCCCATAACTGTCTCTCTCCTTACGCACTTTCAATTGCTACTGTCTTAGTAAATGCCGTAATATCGTCGCTCGTCCATTTGCCATAATTGTTTTTACGGATTTTAATTGCAAAGCCTGAAAATTCTTCTGACGCAATCTTAATTGTTCCTGCACAACTAATCCATGAGGTAAACGAATCCAATTTATCATCTTTGTACTTGTATAACTGATACAGATAACTTCCACCAGCCGTCAGCGTAATTACAGTGTCTACTGGTGTCTGTATATAGTCAGATGATATTCTCATCTCTGCACTATCTTCTGTTCTGGAATATGCCGCTCCAACAGTTTCCAATATCTGATTTATCTGGAAATTAAACTCAGGATATACATATGCGGTGATTACGACCTTGCACTCTGCCCTGTAATTTCCACAAATCGCATAAATAGTGACCTCACCCTTTTTACCGGTTGTTTTCACGGTTCCGTCACTCACCGTCGCAAGATCTGCGTCCGTGGTAAACCATCTTATTTTCTGAGTACAATCCTGTGGGGTCGCGGTTGCGATCACTTCAATCGTAGCCTTTCCGTAAGCTGTGGTATTGGATGGATTCAGCGTAATGCCTGTACAGATAATCTCCAATGTCTTGAACTCTTCCAGTCTTACACTACTAATCAGTTTTGTACCGATGTACAAACCCAGTGTCTGATCGTTCACAGTCTTTAATTCCAATTTATCCAGAATTTCCCCCATGATTGCGTCTGCAGTCATAATTTCATCATCAGATTCTTCAACCAGTACAATGTTGTTCGGCAGAAAACTCTCAGGATTCTCTTTCAGATATTCGTCCACTATCTTTTTGACCTCAGACGGACTTATTGTTCCTCCAGCATCGCCTACTTTGGTCTTGATCGCTTTGTTAATATAATCGTCGACATTCTTCTTAACCTGATTATTCACATACCCATCAATACTCATCTTAATATCAGCTTCCAACTTGCCGAGTAATGTAGTCTGCTGTTCTGGAGTAATTTGTTTTTCAACATCTAGCCCCTCCAGCACCTTACCTACACCAGTGGTTGTGTTAAACGATTTAATGTAGGTGTTTCCAGATATCTTATATAATTTAATTGAGAATTTTACATCTCCTGCATACTTAGTAACATCAGAACCCATCAGCCATGTAAATGTTACTGTATCCTCTGTCTCGGCAATATCTGAAGATTCGTAGAAATTCAGCTCGCCGTTTGGATTTATATAATTTACCCTGGCGACGAAATCTTTCATATCAAATCCTGAATAATATCTAGGTACGGAAAACATAACTCTATTGATTTCAATATCCCCTACAACACCGAATATCGTACCATTATTCGGAATTGTTATTTTTCTTGTATTCGCATCTACGGTGAGCTTAATTAATATAGAAACATCACTCATTTCATCACCTCCATAATTTCTCTGTAAATACAGCGGTTTCAGTAACTTTGCAACCTGGAGTACAGTCTATTGATTGCGTTATGACTTTAGCTTTCACACCTCGTAACCCAGCGCCATCGTGATTAAATCTGACGCAATCACCTATTCTTACCGGACAATAGCCATGTGAATAAGTAATTGTATATTCTATCGTAGATAGAGATTTCAACAGTTTTTCCGCATATTCATCAAGCTGCTCCTGAGACGGGGTACCAGACATATCCGGATTCGTAGTACGATGTATGATTTTTCGACCCCTACTAATGGTAGATGTAGGGCTATTCGGATCATCATTGATCGCCGTAGCTACATAATTCATCTCGTTTTGTGAATATACAACTTCCACAATATTCGGAACTCCGTATAAATCCCTACTTATCTTAAAACTCGGATACAATATTGAACAATTCCCATCATCATACGTCCAAACTGGCTGTAAAGAAGCCACGTCCTGCTCCGGAAGGAATAGAACGCGGCCCATTTCATCAAGTCCAAGTTTCTTTTTTGCATTTGCTATAAGGTCTGAAAGGAAAGTAATCCAAGTATCGTCTGTATTTGCTACAAAATCGTTATAAAGCTTGTCGTCGCTGGATGATGTAATAACAGGTGCTCTCATTTGTTCTCTAATGATTCTGTATGCATTATCCATAATGTTCTCGTTTTTCAAGATTGTGTAACCCACTGGCGGCGGATTCTCCTTGAGTTCGAGCAATGGTGTATATGCATCCATAGTAACATTCGCCGTCTTACCATCAAACTCTGTTTCCGGCGTCTGAACGAGAAAAGTACCGAGAGGTTTTCGATATATTTTTCCATTTTGACCAATCACGAGATATATGCGAATGTAGCACTCACCAAAGTTTCCGGTAGCTTCTATAGACGCGGAACCAAGAGTGTCTGAGTTCTCATCCCTGTCTATATTACTTTTCGTGATGGTAGTCAGTCGCTTATCATCACGCCATGTGTCAGGGTTCACAGTATAATACTCGAATGTTTGCTGCATTGATTTTGTCCAATCAACCATTACTCTTCTCCCTCCACTCTGGTTATCTCTAACGTAACAGGTATTACAACTTCGCAATGTGTCTGGCTGAACGATACGGATACGTTAGCACAATATCCGCTTCCGGACGGTTCTCTGACATATACATCACCGGTCCATACTGCCAATCTTCTTAAAGCATATAAAGTCTCTGTATCATAGCTCGGGATTTCTGTCTTCCAAGTAGCTGATTCTCCGAGTTGTGTACCATAATAGCTTACAGGTCTCTTCCTGCCGATATACTTAACAAGAGACACATCAATATCGTTCTTGTCCGAAACGTCTATATTATAAGGAAGGATTACTCTCGAACCGGTCCACGATGGCTCCTCCGACTCATCAGCCTCGTTTGATTCTGAAGAAATGAGATTACCCCATTCTTCATCCCACTGTAATACTATAGATGTTTCACCGATAGGTTCTCCCGGAAGATCTGTAAAGCTGACTGATCCCGTTTTACTAGAGATTGCTACAATACGATATCGTCCGTAATCCAATGCTGGATGCGGGTCCGTGACATATGTATTCTTTGAATTATCAAGTCCTGTTGCAATTTCGATAAACTCACCAGTGGAATCTCTTCTATACACGGATAATGTCATATCACTAACAAGTGTACCTACCGCATCCGCATACTCATCTTCCACCAGTATTTCATCCGGCTCTGTTTCACCATCGCCAGTGATGCCTGATTCTTCATCCCCATAATACACATCCTCGTATTCTACACAATAAGGTCGAATAGTCATTGAATATGTATCCGGATTATATCCAAATTCTGCTGTTGGTGAATACTGTGTATCGCAATCCCAATCAACAATTATCTCCGATTCGGCATCCGCACTGAGTCCAGAATTCATAGTGACTGTACATTGTATCTTATATCTCTTTCCGTTTTCAAGATCTATATTCTCAGCTGATATGGAAATATTCAAATCCGTATCTATATCGAAATATTTAGAATATATTTCATCATTCGCACTTACCCAGACCGTATTACCGATTTGATCCAATGTCTGATAATCTTCCATAGACAGGACAGACACATGATATCCTATTGGTTTCTGAGTAGTAGGTGTAGCTGAACCCGTTACTTTAAACGGGAATTGTCGAAGTGACTCAATATCTGTTCCATTTTGATCGGTTACATGCATCTCAAGAACAGGATTGGCATAAATGTCAATAGTTCTCTGCACTGACCAATCGCTGTACTCATCCAATATTCCGGAAGTACGCACTCTCCATTGTATAGAAGTACCTTCTATATACTGGTTCGTATCTATGGAATAGGTATACGTCTTCTCAGCTTCTTCCTCATCTGGAGTATAGCTATTTTGGACTGTCGACACCGTTCCATTGATAGTGAGTTCTATTTCCGCTTTTCGCTGTTTAGATCCATCAACTGAATTATGAACCCAGTATAAAATCAAAGGATCACCAACGATAGCCGTTGTGGTACTTGACCATGTAGTCGGAGCAGATGGTTTTTTACCAAGAACTATAGATTTGATAGGAGTCCAGCCAATTGAATCACCTTGCTCATTAGAAGCTCTCAGTCTGAAGAAATATGTAGCACCGACTTCAAGACCTGAAATTTCCATATGGAGAACATTCTCGACTGTTTTACTGGTCACTTCATCTGAGTTACTATCGAAATAGTCTCTCTTTGTCGTGTACTGAACTTCATATTTAGTCGCATTAGCAACCTTGTCCCATGTGAGTTTTACGGACGTAGATGTGAGAGCTGTTAAAGACTTTATTTGCTTCGGTGTGGATGGCAATACAGAAATTTCAGAGGAATAATCAGACCACGCACTGTATAAGTTATTCCGAATAGCTCTACAGCATACCTTGTATTTCGCATCAGGTGCTACGCCAAATGAATATGATGCACTTCTTGATATAACATTAGCTTTACCAGATTTGTATTTTTTGTTATTCTTTGTAACATAAAACTCAATCTGCTGTGCCTGATTCGCACCCGTTGCAAGATTATCAACCTGGACACGAATCACCCATTTATCTAATGTAACAGTCGGAACAGATGGTTTTTCTGGAACTTGAGCAGTGTTAAGATTAATGGTTACTACTTTCGACCACTTTGCTGACCAGTAATATACATCAGAATTATTAACCCTGTGCGTTTTAGCAATAGGTCTTACCTGGAATTTAATTCGTTTCGCATTCGACGGTGGTGAATAAGTGGATTGTTTATAATCCTCATTGTTATTCGAACCAACAAACCAAACCCCATTACCAGTATCGTAATACCAACGACATGCATAATGATCTGTCCTCGATTTACTCCAGCTCCAAGTTGCAAAGAATAAGCCTTCTGAATTTGATTGCTCACCAATTGCTGTTATAGCCGGAGTCATTGAATTGTTCTTAGCCGCTTTTATTGCACCTTTTGGATTATCCAGTTTAAGTGTCTGACCTATAAATACTCTATATTTAGGACCAGGAATATGGTTAATATTAGCGAGCCTTTTCATAGCTGCGGTTGTATTTGAACCATATTTATAAGTAGGATTATACTTTTTGGCGATAGTCCATAAGCTATCACCTTTTTTTACGGTATATGAAGCCACGACTACCGCCTCCCTTCTATTCTTAATGCTCGTGCCAATGATGATACGGCATCTGAAACTTCTGTACCGTTTTCATATGTCACACCATTTACACTGTTATAAGTGTTACCTACATTACCGAGATCTTTTCTCAGTTTATTGATAGCATACACAACATCGTCGTTAGTTCCATTTTGACGATTCTCTCTCATCATAGACCCTATCGCTCGAATATTCATCTCAGCACCAATATTCGCGTCACTAAACATTCCACTTATGCTGTTAGCCTGATTCTTCACATTCGTAAGATCAATAACTGGGGTGATTGTAGGAGTAGAATCCATATCACTGGTTATTATATCGGAAACATGTGCTATAGCATCGGATATAGCCTGTACACCAGTTTCACCCATTCCATAACCGGTGTTATAGACTTTCTTTGTCATTCCGGTTATACCTATAACAAGACCTTGACCAAGCCATTTACCAGACTGCTCAGCAAGTTTTGATGGTGAATGAGACTTCTGACCATCGTTAATACCTCTAGCACCCGCGGCACCAACAGCATAACCTGCCGCATATGCTGATGCGACTTTAGCAAGGACTCCACTCACGTATCCTGCACCGAGATTATAACCGCTCACATATCCAGATCCTGAGAATCCAGACATAGCACTAGCGGCAGAAGATGCAAGTGATGCACCTGCCTGAGCCGCTGATCCTACCTGTCTAAGCACCGCACTTACGAAACTGGTCGCAAGTTTGGTACCTGAACTGGAGAATGATGATGTCTGACTGTTGATAGAAGTCTCCATAGAAGACACCATTTTGGATGCTGCTGAAGTAGCGGACCCGGAATTTGATGACAGACCTGATGACAACGCCTTAGATAAATTCGAACCGACATTTGTGATCTTACCAACGCCCTTACTGAATGTAGATGCGACCTGACTGATCTGAGTTTCACCTAAGGATTTAACAGCTGATTTGAAGCTTGCCACACCACTCGTATCTATTCCAGACAGACTAGATATGAAATTAGCAAGTTTCTGTGCCGAATTAATTGAACTCGATACTGTACCTGTGTTAATACTGGACACTTTCTCAGAATATGTCTGCATACTTGAACCTATCGGAGATGGATCAAAGCTATTTATACCTGACGAATCAAATCCCGAAAGACCGTTTATGAATGTTTTCAGACGATTTGCAGCGGTTATGGATTTTGACACGTTACCAACGTTTACTCCGCCAATACTGTCCGAATATCCTTTGATAGCATCGCCTATGGATTTAATTCCTCCAGATCCACCCCAACTAGAACCTGAGAACGCCTCTATTCCAGATGTATCGAGATCGACGAGATTACTAGCTAATGTTTTCAGCTTATCACCAACTGATATAGCAGAATCCATTTTACCGGCATCTATCTCACCGACTGAGGTACTAAAATCACTCATGGCAGAACCAAAATCGGATATTCTATCACCGAATTGGGAAAGTGTTATTTTTCCATCGAGCCAGTGCTCCTCTGGAATTGCTTTTTGTAACTCAGTAAGCATATCACCAGCATTCGCTGCAGCTTTAACACTATCTTCGTTAATCATTTTATCACCGAAGGAATCAGCTGCTGTTGCCATCGCATCAGCAAATTCTTTCACCTGATTTCCAAAATTACCAAGATCTTGCTTTCCGAAAATACCTTGCTTTATACCACCAGACTCGCCAACCGATTTCTGAAGTTCAGCTAATAAGGCACCAGCATTCTTTGCCACCGTGATACTTTCTTCATTTATAGTTTTACCAGCAAAAGCATCTGATGCAGCCGCTAAAGCTGTACAATATGTCTTAACCTGACTTCCAAAATTACCAAGGTCTTTATTACCTGTAAAGAATCGTTTTAATCCTCCGACCGGCTCTAGTGATTTCTGTAATCCAAGTAACAGTTCACCGGCATTTTTAGCGGCTTCAATGTTTGTAGAATCAACAGGGTTATTGCTAAATGCTTTTGATATAGATGCGATAGCGTTACCGTACTCTTGAACCTGATTTCCAAAATCGCCAAGGTCTTTATTACCTGTAAAGAATTGTTTTAAACCGCCAATAGGCGTTATAGATGCCTGAAGTGCCGTAAGCATTTTACCAACATTTGTAGCCGCAGCTATTGCTTGTGTGTCTAAACCACCATTTGAAGTAATTTTCTCCGAAAATCCAAACACAGCGTCCCCGAACTGATCCAACTGCTCTTTGAAACGGTCCATGGATGATGTTCCGGTTATAAATGTCGCAATAGAATCCATAATAGATCCACTGCCTAAAGAAGCAATCATCTTACCGAGATTTGTAACACTATTGAGTGCTCCAGTATCAATGGTATTAAGACCGCTTATAAAAGGAGCGAGGTTATCCATAAATTCGGATAGATCAGACCCCATCTCAGGTAAGTTCGAAGTGATTCCAGCGGCAAATCCGCCTACAATATTACCAAGAAAGCCGCCAAGCCCTTTACCAAGTTTCTCAAGTACCTGAACACCGCCGTCCAAAAATTCTTGAGCTCCGGGTATAAGTCCAACTAGACCAGCTATACCAACTAATACTGCTGAAATCCCAGCTACTATAGCAACCATTTTGACAGCACCCATTGCCGCCGCACCACCGACTGCCCCAATCTTACTCATAACTAAGCAAGTGGTCGAAAATGCAAGCATGAGAGTCGCTAAAGATGCTACACTCACTATCGTTGACTCGATTGGTAAGCTTGCTATCAAATATATAGCACCAGCCATTACCGCTATCGCTGCAGTCATTGTTATAAGTATTGGTAACGAACCTGTGATATTGCTTCCAGCTTTCTCGACTACTGCAAACATAGCCATCAGTACACCAAGTCCGGTTACAGCTACTATCAATTTGCTTGTGTCGATCATTGAAAGCACGGCTACAGATGCAGCCATTACCGCTATTGCCGCAGCCATTGCGATAATACTACCTTTCATATCGGTAGCACCCTGAGTCATTTTTATCATAAGAGCCATAATTGCCCCGAGAGCTGTTATAGCGAGAATACCTTTTACTAATCCACCGACATCAATGAAGCTAAGTAAAATAGCTACACCGGCTAATACTCCAATTGCTACAGACATAGCTAATACTGTCGACGCTACTTTTGCTATCTGTACGTCTGTTCCAACAGACGTTACCATGACAAGGAGTTTGAGAAATCCCAAAAATCCAGCCATGAATATAGCGCCTTTAACAATATCGCCGAAATTCAGATAACCAATAAGTTTAATTACTCCAACAAGAATCAGCATTGATACTGATATAGAAAGCAGTAATTTCCCAAGATCGAGAACTTTGTTATCATCGCCGCATTTTGTGATTTTGGCTAAATATTTCACGAATAATAAAAAAGCAGCCGCAAATACTGCACCTTTAATAGCAGCATCTCTACCGATTCCATTTACCAGTTTCACTACAGCCACCATAGCTGCTAAAGCTATAGCCATAGATTTTACCATATTGCCAAGTGCTTCTGGGTCAGAATCTTTGTCAGTGATATGCGTTATACCGGCTAAAGCGGCTACGAACACCGTAAATCCAGCAATAAATTTTGCCGAATTTGAAAGGTCTGTACCAGCTAATAATTTAGCCACTATAGATAAAATCAAGATGCTTGTGGCCATCTTCTTGAGAACATCTCCGAGTTTATCCAGATTTTCAGCAGAGGATTCTTTTACGAATAAACCATATGCAGCTATTATACTAGCCATCATGCCTATAATATATAACAGTCCGGTAAATCCTTGTTTAAACGAATCAGGATCTTTTATTGAACTGATTAACTTAACAGATGCTGACATCATAAGCAATGCTGTGGAAATAGCGACAAAACCTTTCTTTAGACCCTCAATTTTAATTCCATCGCGAGAAATTGAGGTAGATAAGGTTCCCATTTTAGACATAAGGATGTATAATACCCCCAAAACAACGCTTAACTTAATAATCCCATTTATAGCCGAATCCAAATTTCCACCAGCATCTACTTTCGCTAATACCCATACAGCTGCAGCCATGATAGCCAGTCCTTCGGCAATTTCTTTCAAACCTTCGGCTTTTGTTTTAAAAGCATTTGCTTTAATCTGTTTAGCAAAAGCGTTCATAATCTTCGGAACTCTTTTTAGTATCTTCTGAATATTTTTAGTTGAGGCTTCGATAAGCTCTGCAGAGCTTGATAATATATCTCCAACACCCTCGAATGGTGCTGCGAATTTATCAATTGTATCAACAGCTTTTTTTGTGGTTAATGCGAGAAGAATTGCTATACCTGCTGGAAATACCTTTTTGATAGCATTCGATATAAAAGATAATCCATCTTGGAATCCTTCACTAATGTTTTTAGATGCTTTTTCGCCAGCGGATTTCAATGGTGATGCCTGTACCGTTGTTGAAAGAGCATCAGTTATAGCGTTTATAATTTCTGCTCCAAAATTTAGAATATGCGATATAACAGATTTAGCACCTTCGTCAAGACCATCTTGAAAAGATTCGAAAATGTTTTTACCAGCTTCAAATAAGTTGCTCGGAATATCTGACAAACCGCCTTCCGTGAGATTTTTGAACTTACTTCCAATTTTCTCCCAAGCAGAATCCCAGTCCATGTTCTCCAATTCACTGACAAAGTTCTTTACCTGTGGTGTATTCTTCAAAATTGATATAAACTCTTTTATAGCATTTATACCCATTTTGACACCAGATGCCATTCCTTTAAAGGTAGCTTCAACTAATTTATTCTCAAATAAAAAGTCTCCGAATTTGACGATCATATCGCCTGCTCTGGCGGTAAGATCAAGCATATCCATATCGAGTGCTTTAAGCACCATGGATAAAGCCGTTATTGCAAATCGGATACCTCCTCCGAATATAGTTCCACCTATCTTCAAAAGAGTGAACAAACCTTTCATGGTTCGTCTGAGTTTGTCTGCATTTTCATCAGACATTATAAGACCCGATGTAAATTTATGTAATGCTGCTATAGCATTATATAAATCAAGAGAAGAAATTGGCTCGAAGGTTTCCCTCCATGCTTTCCCAGCAGCACCGAATACTTTACATAAAGCTTCCCAAACATTCTTGAATGAATTGAGAAGTAGCGATCTACCATCTAATAAACTCATATCGTTGAGTATATCGGAAATTGGTATACCTGTTTTCTTTGATTGTTCTTCAAGCTGCCTAAGAGCTTCAACCTCATCTTTTGCGAAACCTGCCTGTTTCAGCTCGGCATCTGACATCTGTAGCAACTGTTCAACAGTTTTTGTCTGAGTTTTATTCAAATCTTGCTGGGCTTCGTCAAAATCTGTAGCATATCTGTAACTGCATCCAAGCTGTTCGTTTACAAGATTCTGAACATGCATCCAGTCATAACCGGCTTTTGATAAAGCATCAAATCGAGTTTGTCCGTTACCAAAATCACCACGGATTACTTTATTCACGACTTCGCTATACTTCTCAGTAACATCTTTCATCTCCTGAGTAGCTCCGGTTACTTTGCTGATTTTCTCAGCCAATTGTCCAAAAGGACTACCCATAGCACCTTCTATGAGCTTGTTTCGAGCATCAGCCGATCTGTTTATGATAGCACTCAGAGTATCACTTACTTTAGTCCATACTTCTTTAGCTTCTTCGAAATCTCCAACAACTAATTGCCAAGTTTTAGTCCATCCAGATCCAAGAGCCTCTTTCGTAGTATTAATAAACTGAGTAAATGTCTTTACTTTGGTAGCCGCATCTCCAGCGGTCTTAGCCAGGTCAGCCATCTGTTTAGCTTCTTCCTGACTGTATCCTTGATCTACAAATTTCTTTACGGCGGCTTCGTATTCTTTCTGTGTATCAGCCGCTGTAGCAAACTGATCCAAGGTCTGAGTAAGAACTTCTGTGGTAAGCCAACCTTCCTGTAAAGAATCTCTAAATGAACCTTTTGCCTCAATCGCGGCTTTAGCTCCTGTCTGTAAATGTTCAGAAGTTCTGATGAGAGCGTCCTGGAACACCTGACCACCCATTCCAGCATTTACAACTGAGTTCCAGTCCATCAATTTAACTGTACCAGTGGCTAAAGCCTGTGAGAGCTGATACATCGCAGTTGAAGCCTGCTGAGAATTCGAACCGGATAAAGCAGCCAAGTTTGCAATACCCTTAATAGACGATACTGAAGTATCCAGTTTTACACCCGCAGATGTGAAAGTACCGATATTACGAGTCATTTCTGTGAAATTATATATCGTCTTATCGGCATATGTATTAAGCGTATCGAGTGCCTTATTAACCTGTTTAATCGTGGTTCCTTCTTTCTGGGTGTTAGCCAGAATAGTTTGAACCGCATTCATCTGTGTTTCATACTCCGTGAAACCATCTTTTATAGGGTCAATTGTTAAAGCCGATACAATATTCTTTCCCGCCTCAATTGCCGAATTGGTAATGTTCGCAAGTGCTGTGACACCAACCACCTGTAATGCTGAAAATTTGGCAGTAACAGTCTGAATTCCATTACTCAGCCCACTCATATTTACTTTAGAAGCGGCTGACTCTACATTTTTCAACCCTTTTGAGGCACCGGATAAATTCAACTTCTGCTTCAGCTTTTCGAGTGTGGACATGCTTGTTTTAACATTGCTTTCGAATTGTTTATTGTCAAATCGCATCTCGACAACTCTACTATCAACTACATTACTCATAAGCCTGTAACCTCCTTCCACGCTGCATCTGCTATCTTGTCAAAAATAGGCTGAATCGCAGGATTGATATAATCTCGACCCTGGACCCAGCCTCCGGTTCCCGTACCGTGCCCGTATTGCAATATAATCGCAATATTGACACCTTTATTCACATTTGTATTACTGTATACAATAGCTACAGATCCATTTTGATGTTCGATTTCATACTTCCATGAACCTGCAGTTTTTCCCGTTTTTGTGGGTGTTGCAGACGAAAGGGCAGCCACCCCTTCTCGACCATACTTGTCAAGTATGCTGAGTTTTGCGGCTTCTTTCATCTTCTCAAGGTAACGGGTTAACTTTGAGAAATCACCCTTCTGTCTGAACGTTATCATATAGTTCTCCTATTTTCTCAAATACTCAATAGAGCTAAATCCAGTATACTGAACACCTTTCAATGTAAACTGAATGTACAACCACTTAACTCTATTAGAAAGAGAATAATAACCATAGCACTGAACTTTGGTTCCTTTCGGAATTAAGCACAATGCTTTCTTATTGGTACCTGCGTCGTTACGACAATACAGATCACTGGCTGTTCTATACGTTCCGGCGAAAGATTTATCGAATTTGGAAGCTCCACATGTTGCTACCACTTTCGTAGCCTCTGATTTCTTCGGAACATTAAGAATCGCATTAACCATTTTCTGAATTTCATCGTAGCTATATCCAGCGGCTTCGAGGTTTTTCTTTCTAGCATCCCCATTACCCCAAACGCCGGCGATCACTTCTCTTGCTACTGTCTTAACATCTTTACCAGACACCTGCTGTGGTGCTACGATCTTATTATCGGTGTATTTAGGTGTGATGAATCCTCTTATATATCGTCCGTTGATAGACAGCGTTCTACGTTTCACAGAATCACTGTAGTTACCCTCCATAACGACATAATATCCAGAATCCTTATGAGTTTCGATGATGGTTCCTATATGATCTGAAACTCCGATATTATCACCAACACCGTTATCCTGCCAATCGTATAATATTGCATCTCCAGGTTTCGCTACATATGCGTCATTTTCGACCCAGCAGCCCATCTCTTTGGCTCTATTGATTATTTCTGGACAGCTGATTTCAATAGGCATAATATCGGTATAACCGAGTTTTATAGCCAGTGCCGACCAAGTACAAGCACACCAAGCCCAGTTATACTCCATCTTCACGCCTCGCGGAAACTTACCTTTGTAGGAATTATAGATGTCGACAATATACTTATGAGAACCATCAGCTTCGTTTCGTCCTTCCCATGAAGTGACAAGATCCACGACCGCCTGTCTTAATCTTGTGTTAGAAACCGAAACGTCTTTTCCATACCAGTAATCCATATCAACATTTCCAGAAATACCGTTTACTTTGCCAGAAGATGTAAACTGCTGAATAAGACACTTATAATCAGGACCACCAACGTAGTCAGCAAGCCAGATCGGATACTTCGATAATGTATCTGTGTAATACCAGTTTTTGTAATAATCAATATTTGTATAAATACCGGTTTTATAACCTTTGGATTTTACATAATCGCAGAATGTTCTTGTGAAAAGATTACATTCTTTCGGTCCAAGTTTAACACCGGCTTTAGCTGCTTTTGTCACAGTGTCATATTCAAAATCAGCGAAGATATACGTATCCTTGCCAAGCCCGGCTTTCTCAACCTGCTGAATACAAAACTTAGCTTCTTCTAACGCAGCCTGATTGTTAAGAGCATAAATGAAATGATATACCCCTTTAATAGGAAGGTTTACTTTCTTACACCCTTTCACATATTCGAAAAATCTGGAATCCACTGTCTTACGGTAACTACTCCGTAATATGGTATAACCAATACCAGATTTCTTCACCTTGGCGAAATCAACACTTCCCTGGTGATAACTTATATCAATTCCTTTTAACACAGCACTCATCCTTTCTTATGATGTTCCGCCCATCGCTTTGCATTGAGAGCTGTATTTCGCTCCATCAATTCTTTCTTACTCATCTTTTTAGGCGGTGAATTCTTGATGCTGCAAACCCTGATAAGGGCTAATAATCGTTCTAAATGCCATTTCTCAAATTCAACCGGGATATTATTCGCGATCATCCAATAATATATAAGATCAGATGTTACAGTTTCCCTGCTAGGAGACTCATTGGACTTTCTGAATGTAATAGCAGTCATAGGGTCTTTTATATACTCTCCTATCTCTCTCAAGTTGTCTCTCGATAATCGAGAATATATATCTGGGTCAACATTTTTATCAAGAGTCATGCATTTTATATAATATATATATTCATCCAAACTCATTTTCTCTTTTGATATAAAAGGTTTATGATATTTGGATTCCCATTTTGACAGAGAAACAAGCGAATGTTCCAAACGCAGCGGTCTTTCTTTTTGCTCAGTCTTATAGACAAATTCGCCCGTTTCTTCGTTAAACCCCTCCGATACAAGCGGAGGTACTGTTATAGTGAGCATTGCTATTTCTCCATTATTTTCTTATTTAAACTTCCTTGTTTAAAGGAATAACGTTCTGCTTAGAAACCTCAGCAGCAACATCAGCTGGAATAATACCATTCACAAATTTCGCTGCAGCATCAGCATCTGTAGCCAGTTCCATGAAAATCTGTGAATACGCTTCTGTCTGCGAGAAGGATGTTGAAAGTTCTTCAGACTTAATAAACCTAAGTCCATCTGGTGATTTCACACCATAAGATTTAAGAACTAAATCCTTAAAGATTTTGATAATTGACGGTGCATCCTGAGCTTTTACGACGTTCTGAATCATTTCAGCAAGTCCGCCTACAGTGGACATCTCCATTTCGGTAATCTCCGCTTTTGATAAATGAAAGTAAAAATCCTGAGTTCTCTCAGTTCCATTGTAATCGGTAAAAGTAACTGTCTTTTTAAGCATTTTTTTCTCCTCTCAATATAAAAAAATAGACCCCGCCATAAGAGGTAGGGTCTATAAACCAAACAATGTTACGCTGCTACACCAACAAGAGTCTTGATCTCATCTGGAAGTGGAAGTCTAGCTTCAGCTTCCTCTGAACCATAAAGAATTTTCTCCAGCTCTGTCAGCTTCTCTGGAGCAATAGTTGTAGAATCAATCGTTAAACTTGCAGTAGGTTTGAATCCGCTGACTTTAACAGGTGTCGTGTTGATTTCCCAAGAGAATGTAATAACTTCTGGGTTATCGTTAACTGTGTTGTAATCTTTCTCAGACGGAGTTGCCTGAGCACCGTAGATGACATGAATTTTATAACCATGTTCAGATGTATTATCATCACCGATTTCTGTACGATAACACATACCAAACGGCACATGATCCTGCTGACCAATATAAACGCCTTTAGCGATTTCAGCAGATCCATCGCATTCCATGAATTCCGGCGGATACATATACGCTTCGACAGTTGCTTTGAATTCTTCAGCAGACATAATATTAAGATATTTAATATTATCAGCGTACAGGGCTGTTGGTTCACCTCCTTCCGGTGATTCTGCAACTTTAGTCAGACCAGACCATGCGATACCTTTTGGATATGTTCCTTCTGAAAGTTTGTAGAGTACGCCTTTAGAAACACCTGTCTCATAAAGTCGTTTTCCACTCTCATCCCATTCAAGTGCTTTTGATGCCATATAAACCTCCTTAATAATAAATCGTGAGTACGTCGTGATTGAGATTATCAGATGTGTATGAACGATCATACGAACTATAAGGTAATTCCAATAGTTTATTAATCACTTCATTATCTGGTAGTCTATCAATCACGACTACGCTATATCTTGTTTTATTTGAATATTTTATATTATCAGCATATTTACTGCTGATGCCAATTTTGGAATAAACAATAGCTGGATATTCCATTTTGACTGATTCCGGAGGCTGGTAGTAAACTTGGTCACTACCGAGCAACCCTTCCAACTTACTCTGAAGTTCCAGGCGAGTTCCCATTCCATACACCTCCAGTAGTCAGTATCAATCTCGGATACTGAATTTCAATATCTGTTATTTTCCATTTAGTACCCATAATTTCGACATACGCCATATGCGAATAATTCTTTTCGGCAAACGGGTCTGCTAAAATGCTAATCACATTTGATAGGAGTAAGTCGTCATTAACTCCTGATGAATTCTGACGTTTAAACCTGTTACTGGTCATATCTCCGTAATAAGACCTCTCTGTTACAGTGTCGCTCCATACTCCTGGTGTTTTTTTATCGGTGATAGCGTATCCAATTTTTCCAAACCATTTGCTCATACGATCTCCTACTCGTCAGATGATTTAACTGTAGCTAGCTTAGCTGTTGTAGCTGTTGTGGTATCAGCTGTTACATATGTAATTGTTGTAACATTAGAAGCCACTTTACAGCTCGCAGGGAGATATTCGTTTCCAGCCGCGTCAACGAGGATCATTCCTTTAATAAATGCATCATGCAGTTTGGCACTGGCAATTTTTGTTTTGAACTTAGAATCAGCATAGGCAAACGGATCGCTAGTTTTCACATAAACTTTTCTAGCCGCTACATGAACATCATCTGCGTTGTCATAAATCTTTTCCATTTACAATATTCTCCTTTCATTAAGCAGCTGGTTCTTCCAGAGCAATTGCTGAATATACTTTTGTAAGAGATCCTGATACTCTGGTTTCAAGCATGTATTTATACTTATTGAAATCCATATCAAAATTTTCAAATCTGGTGATTTCCCCACCTTTTGTGGAACCAAACTGATAATCAGAAAGGTTTACAAACAGACCCAGCAGTTTCTTTTTACTACCGCTTTCTGTAGATCTTTCAAGACCTTCGAACTGCTCAACTGTATGAATTGCTCCAACATTGAGTGCCGCTGCGAGATCAGCTTTCGAATCATAAATTCTACGACCATTAAGATCTCTGGCCAGAAGCATTACATTCACGAGATGTGGTGTACAATACAGATCTGGCACTCCGGTTCCTTTGTACTTCTCTCTGGAATAGAGAGCAGCCGTGATAATAGCTTCAGCATAGATGTAGTTCTCACCAAAGTTAGCTCCGGTGTTTTTTCCCTGCAGTTCTTCTTTAGCTTTTGCAATGTCAACATCTGTATGAATTGTATATAATTCATCATCATGCCAAATAGATCTGATATGATCTTCATGGATTTTATCCGGATCGCCGTCATCTCTACCATCACCAACGAGAGCTGCCATCGCAAGTTCCTCGTTGAGGATACTTCTCATCATTCTCCACTGATAAGCCACAACATCAAAATCTGTAATATCAACGATATCATCCCTGTGCATATCGTCTTTGACATAGATTGTCTGAGGATCAGTGGTCCTGGAAAGCATCTTAATCTTAGCCATATTTGTTTTGTAGTCACCTTTCTTCTGGTAACCTTTAGCTTTAAGTTCGGCGATTCTGGCATCTGCCTGACGAGTACGAATGCGGCTATATGGTGCTTTATGAATTTTTCCAAGAGCGGCGTCAATCCAGCTCTGATCTCTTTCGAGAGTCTCCGGTTCCCCTTTCTTCAGCAGCTCATATTCTGGAAACAGTGTCTCAACTTCATTGTCAAATACGCCATGAGCTAATGTGTCAGCATTTTCTGCCTTATAAATCTCCATAGCCATCTGTAAGCTACCAACATTGGACTGTTTCGCCATATCAATGATTTTCATTTCATCGGAATGACTGAGAACAGTTTTTCCTGCCTGATCATCAGTATTTTTTCCTTCAAAAACATTGTGTTTCACTTCGTTATCCTCCTTTATATCTTTTTTATCATCAATACCATTTGCTTCGAGAGCCTGACTCACAATGTAGGCCATAGTTCTTTTCTGCTCATCGTTCATGGTCTTGATCACATCTTCAACAGTTTTCTCTTCGCTCTTGTTATCTTCTTCTGGCTTTGTTTCTTCTTTATCTGCCGAATGATAGAGCATGATACTCTCGTCATAACAAGCATAAAGAGAATCCTCTTCATCTGCTCCATGAGCCATGACATAATCCACATATGCTCCTGGATTCGCACCACCAACAACAAGACTTAATTCTTTAATGCAGCCGTGAATAACCTCTGAACCAACCTGTTTAAGCTGATTAGCCCAGATGGAAAGTGAACGAACATCGCCGTTCTGAACCAGTTTTTTAGCATGTTTTCCCTGCTCACTGTCATTGAACACACCATACGCATATACTCCATCGTCACGATTTTCGAGCATAGCGTGTCCAAGTACACAGTTAGGATCTTTATGGTTGTGATTCCAAATCAGCGGAACTTCACACCCGTCATTTGTCTTAAATGCGTTTTTGCGAATAATACGTCCGTCGCTGCATTCGAGATCATTGCGGGTTGCATATCCGCTAAAATCCCATTTAGCCATTTTGATTTATTCCTCCTTCATCATTTTTAATCACTTTTTCAGATACTTGAGTTTTAGCCTGCGAAATGTTGCTGTTAACTAACTCATCAGCTTTAGGATCTTTGGACGGTTTCATACCTACGATCTGTCTGATTTCATTAGACGTCATGATTTCATTTCGTGTGAATTTATCTGCGATTTCTGCGATATCGTTGACTGGAACCAGTCGGAAAGGATCTCTGAAATAAGCGATTGTTTGGAATTGTGACCTTGCGGTCTTTGATAGAAATTTTCGTTTCATTTCGTCAACTATCGCTGATATGAAAGGCTCTATGGTCCTATTATTGTAATTCAGCATAGTTTTTTCATCTGCTGTGCCATTAAGAATTGTATCAGTTATACCTAACTGACTATATACCATATTAGTAAGATACTCGATCTGTTTGAGTAAGTTGTTCTCAAGTGATCTATTCAACTGGGTAATCTTTTCAGTACCATCCACATATGCTATACCATATTTAGAACCAGATAACTGATCTTCGATATCTTGTCGTCTTTGGTTAGCCTGATCTCTACGGGCAGCCGATTTCACAAGATACGGTAACTGTATAATTAAATCCAACTTACCGGACGCCGTTTGTTCATCTGTCACATCCAGTAAACCGAGTTTTCTTATAAGTCGCTGCATAGTTGAGTTTGGTTCATTTATGATAGCATAGAGTGGATTTTCTACGATTGCCACGGTATCTTTAGGTAGCAATATATCTTCTTTCTCACCCTTTTTATCATTGTATAATCGGACAAGGATATGTTTAGGATACCATTCAAGTATTTTCCCAGTTCGCATTTCTTGAACATCGAAAGCGTTTGTAAATGTTGGATCGTCGGTCGTATACGTCGGCACAATAGCTACACAACCTTCATCAAGCATCGACATTACAACATCTTGTATAAATGCCCTTGATGTTTGATCTATATTGGCTTCCACTGTAAGGCAATTATTAAGATAACTGTCTTTATCTTCGATATATCTGCCATCTTTATCCGTTTTACAATGCTTGATATTCACGGATGCAACATCCAATGCGATTCGATTAAATATGGCAGTAGCTATAGATTTTTCATTACCTCTCGATAATCTTGGTCGATCGGGTCTGTATGAATAACTTGGTCCAATGTCCCAATATCTTGTCGGATCACGATTCGTGAATGCATTCCAAGAATGCTTTAATGTGCTTATAAAACCCATTTTGATTTTTCTCCTTACTGCTATACTGTCCAGCTGTTATATGATAAACACTTTTCTATAATTCGTATCTCATAAATTCTCCCAGCTTCAATCTTAAAACCATCAGGTATTCTAACATCAGATGGATGTGTAATCTTTGTTGGCATGATAGATCCACTGGTAAATATGATGTGAAATTCAGCAATTGAATCGGTTGGAACCTCATTCAATGTATAAGATAAAGAACTCATCTCCGGGAACACGTATAACACATTCGGTTTTAACACAACCTCTTTATCTGACTGGGACATGATTACTTTCGTACCATTTGAAAGTTCAGAATTTGATTCTACATCTATACCAGAATCGTCTGGAATGCTATCAACCCATTGTTTCTCCGTTAACGAATACACTCGAACCTGATGAGACATATACTCTTCGAAAATGTTTAACACGCCAATTACTATAGAATTGTTATTATACGTGACACCAATGATAGAAGATTTCTTTATGTCCATTTCGATTGATTCACTGGTTATGAGATTGTTTATGATTCTGGATGTATCTTTGTAGTTCACAACTATTTTAGATTTTTGTACTTTCTCCAAATCAAACACGAAGTAATGTCTATCATCTTCTGGATAGAAAGAGATTTCTGCTACTCCATTCTCTATGCCGCAACCGCTCTTTCTGGAAATATTAAGAACGGCTGGCATATCATATGATGTTGAACCGTCAATATTCGCAGTTAAAACTTGTCCATTCTTCTTTGGAAGTTCTTCGGCATCCATATCAAGTCTGGATAATATCTGACCTATGATATCCGAATTATCAGATTCCACATCAGGAATTGTATCTAACCCAGCATATACCTGACTTTCAGCGATTCTGGTATTCCATTCAGTATCCGAATCACTTTTCACACTGATTGCAAATGATACTTTACCATTTGCTTTGGTTACAAATCTCGATAACAACCACGAGAATACAACATTGGAACCAACGATTTGCATATCTTCAACAAGGTATGCATTCGTTTCCTGTAATGCGTTAATGTAATTGACATATACTCTCGAAACTGATAAATCAATATTATCCCCAACAATTCTTGGAAATTTAAACATAACTCGTTTCGCGGAACCATCAGATTCAACACCGAGCCAAGTATACTCAAATGGGATATTTAATATTCTCGTATCCGGATCGACGGTTATGTAGGATTCATCGTCACTATCAAGGGGTAAATCTTTTAATAATTCATCAACTGTTGACACGTTACCCCTCCTGACTTATTAACACTCGATTGGTGTTTATTCTTTTGGAATCTCTAACACCTATTAATCTCATTTTGAAATATTTTGAATCTGTCATTTCGTTCGGCACCATACATGTAAGATCATTTGAGACAACTACTGCACATTCTTTCTGCTGATTCTCAAAAGCAGCTATAATCGTACATCCACGCCAATCTTCAGAATTCTCGAATTCAAATTTACATTGCAGATAGTTTTTTGTACCTTTGGTAATATGAGTAAAATCCCCATTCTTCACTATCTGCTGATTACTTATTTTAAATGGTAATACTCTCATCATTATTCTCCTCTACTCAAAAGCCTCTCTATTTAACTTGTACGCTACGAAGGCATCCATCATAGCAGCAACAGCATCAATTTTTGCATCATATCTTTTTTTCATTAATTTCCTATTACCATTCGTATCCTGCATGACGATACAGTTACCCATCGTAAAAGTCATCAGTTCTTCATCAAAGAGTAACATCCTCTCTTCCGACAGTTTTTTCAACTCTCCAAGAGGGACGGATTCTGTCTTAGAACCCTGAATTACCTTCTCGATTCCATACACACCATTCTCGCGGCTCCATCTCTCAACAAAGTCTCTAGCGTTATATGGGTCATATCCGAAACATCGGATATCGTACCCAACATCTTGTATGTAATCGTCCAAGTCTTCATAAACTTGCATCATATCCAGAATGTTCCCAGGCATAACTATGAGACTTCCTTCTTTCATGAACTCGTCGTATTTCATCCGCATGGCTGTTGGTAATTTATTAAGAGTAAGTTCAGTAATGTAATTCCTCGTCTTAATACCAAAAGCACCGGTTGATAACGGAAATAAGAATACAAACGAACAGAAATCATCACCCTGTGAAAGGTCCGCACCCATGGCACACGGCATTTGCCAGAATTCTCTTTTTCTATGACAGAGTGTTTCTTCATAGGTAAAGTAATAGGTATATCCTTCCATCGGAATACCGAATCGCTTGGCTAAAATATCATTTCTAGTAGCTGGAGCCTGTTCAGCTCTTTCTACAGCATTCTGATATGTCTCATAAGTAACTGTCTTATCAAGATTCGGATTCGCTTTTAACCACATTGAGGGATCATTGACTTCATCTATGGAATCTAATTTATACCACCAGATGGAGGTATTAGGTGCTTTGTATTCACCTTTGAGAATACTCATCAATTCCATTTTGATCGTATCTCCGCTACCATTTCTCACTGTACCTTCGGAGCTTATGGCGACAATTAGATAATCGTCATTACTACCTCCACCTTGTTCCTTTGCAGCACCCTGTTCCAATGCACCGATAACATCCTCTCGGACATCGCCGGATAACCACTCATCAATGGTAGCTACTTTTACTCTTAGACCCTGTAATTTATCAACAGACATAGGTCTAACCTCAAGAAGTGAACCAGTTAAGAAGTTCTGGATACCCTTCTTAGTTGAAGCTAGCTTAACACGATTTGCTTTAGGTCCAGTCGTGTTCTGGAGAGAACCTTCGGTGAGAAATTGGTATAACGGACCTCGTGATCTGGTTATAGCGGTCCTGATAGGCGACATAACTTCTTCTGCTTGAGCCATAGTTGGAGCAGTAGTCACCTGATGTGATGTGGATGTATCCACGTTCAAGAAATAATTTTGTATACATGATGCATACATAGATTTCGCAGCACCTCTTGCTACAATAAGGTACTGCTTATTTACAAGTCTTTTCTTTATGATTTTTCTAACATAGTGTCCGCCGTGTCCACTTGGCGACGGTTCATAGATACTTCGTTCAACGAATTTATACCAGCCGAAAATCTGTTCCGCCCATAATTTAAAAGAATCCAATAAATGTAAATCTTCACCATTTGTTAAGGTAAGTTCATTTTCGCAATATGCTATAAATCCGTTAATAGCCTGATCATCATACCAAACATTTGGATCATCAATCAGAGCATCTATTCGGTTCATTTCCATTGAAACTTCTTCACATACCGGTATCTCGCCCCTAATTACAGCATCTCTAAACTGTCCATAATAAATAGGGGTTGCTGTGTTTGATAATGCCATTTATGATTAGATAAACCTACGAAGATAATCTTCCGCAGACTGAGATGTAAAATTCACGTCTGACAAATTTTCATTTCGTATAGTTATTGAATCGGTATCAATATGTGATGTAGAAGATCCATATGGACGTATTTCAATGTTAGAATTATTCGAAGATCTTTCATAAGAATTGTTAGTAGAGTTGTTGTTTCGTAGAGAAGTTTCTGAAGAATTCTGAGGCTCCGTTGTGTTATACTGAGCAAGAGATTTCCTACTCTGCTCTATAGACACTCTGTTCCTCAAGTCTTTTGCTTCTTGAGCCAGTCGTTCAGATTGACTCACGGTCTTGCCTAAACCGAATTTCTTATCAATATAACTGCTGAGCTTATTTTTACCGACGTCATTCCACAGTTTATTAGCCATAGTGCTACCATATTTCTTAATGAACGATTCACCTTTTGAGGTCTTTTCAGGAGTTAGTGATTTGAGGGTGTTTTCCAGTCGAATCCTGTCGATTCTATCTCGTATCTCCTGATCGGTCATTTCACTTATTTTTTTAGGTTTCTGCTTCTTAGGTACTTCTACATTATCCGAAGTCTGATGAAGTTTTTTACCAGTAAGCTGATTGTATTTAAACTGTAATCGGTTAGCTTTCGCTCTCCCGGCTGCGGTAAGAGTTCCATCTTTATTTTGATACCGTCGTACGCCCCACTTCATACCGAGTATTCCATGATGCATTAATTCATTACTCATTTTGACTCACCTCCCTCCACGGCAACATTCAACCGCCATTCGCTCTCACTTATCATCCGATTCATACAATCGGTGACAACGGAACTAAGAGGGGGATCGAATAACATACGCACTTTAAGCTGTACATATGATTTTACCAATTCGAGGTTGGTATCCGTCGATAAAAACTCATCCCATGTATCGGTTCTATCCTGTATTGTAAAACCACCAGGAGGACCAACACCAAGCTGTGTTAGGATCATCAATACCGAATTGATATGTGTGATAAGCTGTTTATCGAAGTACTCGTAATCGACCGTTATACCAAGTAACTGTTTAACGGTATCTAATATACTATCATTCAAGGTAACCACCTCCTTTTAATGTCTCCATGGACAGGTATCATTTTTCGTCCGAATAACGGGTTCGTTATGCAGTGAATCCAAATTCCCGTAATGAATAGCATCGTGAGTTGCTTTTGTCGTGCATATCAGGTATTCTGGATTTAATAGAAATTCACTCCTATCCAGAATGTCTGATTTAGAAATCGGATTCATATGGTGTATGAGAATCCTGCCATGTATCTCGAAGCCTTCTAAGGCAAGATCACAACCGAGGTCTCTGAATATCACCTGATCCCGTATTCTATTCCATTCTTTTGATTTATAAAAAATCTGATTCAAATATCTATCCCATCCAAACGTATCTTCACCAACTCGTCCGTCTAGTTTCAGATATTCATATCGTTCTTTAAAAGTTGAGAGAGTTATTAACTCCGAATATGTCCTAATAATCGTCTCTGTCATCAATCTCATCCAATCCGGCATAACCGCGAAAAGCTTTGATAGCTTGTTCATACATACCTTTCATATCAGAACCATCTTCAAGAGCTTTCGTCTTTGCTCTAAGAAGTTTGTTTTCCTCTTCAAGTCGCTCTCTCTCTATTCGTTCTCTCTCGGAACCGATTTTTAAAAAGTGCGTTATAACCTGAGAAGAAGCTGTCCCATTCAAAAGCTGCTCCTCAGCTCTATCCATGGCAAGAGCAATTAACTGCTTTTCTCTATTTTCTGGTGATATAGCCGGTATTAGTTTCTTTGCTGTTTTAGCCACTTTTCAGCCTCCTCTCGTATAGTTTTTAGATACTTTATATGGTCTTTTGAAGAGTTTGCAAGGACTTAAAAGATTAAATCACATACTTGTAAGGAGAAAGTTTACAGATGGCGAAATGTACAAAAACCAGAATCCCTACAAACCCCTCGAAACACCATATAAAGTATGGAATTGTTCTCAGAAAAATCCCGCCGGAGAAAATATAAAGAGATCGGAAGAGCACACGTC